TCTGGTACTGTATATTCTCAGTATGACCATGAAGATTCCACACTTTTCTCAAATGAGTTTTACGTTGTAAACGCTTCATTTGATGTTTATAAGTGTCTTTTCAACAACGGTGGTGGTGCTTCTACAGTTGAACCTACTGGTACAGCCGCAGACCCATTCTCTACTGCTGATGAATACAAGTGGCAATACATGTATACAATCACAGCCGCTGAAACGCTGAAATTTGTTACTCCTGAGTGGGTACCTGTTCGTGCGGATACGGCAACATCTCAGTCTGCTACAGATGGCGCACTAGACGTTATTCTAGTAACTGCTGGTGGTACAAACTACTCAGCAACTCCAACTATCACTATCACTGGTGACGGTGCAAGCGCAACTGCAACTGCAACTGTTGACAATGGTGTTATCACCAAAATCACTGTTCAGAACCGCGGACAAGACTATTCGTTTGCTAACATTGCTATCACTGATGGTACTGGTTCAGGCGCAACTGCCCGTGCAATTATTGCACCAAAAGGTGGACATGCATTTGACCCAATCCACGAACTTGGTGGCTTCTATGTAATGCTTAACTCTCGCCTTGAGTATGGTGAAGGTGGTAACTTCCCAACAAACAACGACTATCGTAAAATCGGTATTCTTCGTGACCCAACTCAAACCTCAGACAATGCAGTTGCAGGCAACAGCACTTACGCTCAAGACTGGAACTTGACAATGACTGGTGTTTCTGGTTCATTCGTTGAAGATGAAGTTATTACTGGCGGTACATCTGGTGCAACTGGTAAAGTCCTTGCATATGATACTGCAAACGCAATCTTGTCTTTGATTAACGTTGTAGGTACATTTGCAGAAGGTGAAACTATTACTGGTGGAGGTTCTGCCGCAACTGCCGCTATTGATACTGGTGGTGTAGATGGTGGTGACCTTAATCGCTATACAGGTGATATTCTTTATGTTGAGTACAGACGCCCGATTACTCGTGCCGCTGACCAAATTGAAGATATCAAACTTATCGTTGAATTCTAATTTCACGGTAATAAATAGTTGTGAAATAAGACTTAATTATAACCGATGAATTTAGGATAGCGAGAAAACGATTATGCCAATTAATTTTAATATTAATCCATACTATGATGACTATGACGGAGAGAAGGATTTTCTAAGAATTCTCTTCCGTCCAGGTTATGCTGTTCAGGCAAGAGAACTGACACAACTTCAGACCATCATTCAAAATCAGATGGGTGAATTTGGTAACGGTATTTACCGAGAGGGAAGTATCGTTTACGGCGCACAGTCTTCTATTAACAATGGCGCAAAATACATTGTTTTGCAGGAGCAGTTGGATGGTGTTGACGTAACCGAAGAAACGCTCGCCTCTATGAAAGGCAAGTTTATTAAGACAAGGGATAATGCAGTAACGCCAATTCCCTCGTTTGAAGAAACTAGATGGTATGTTATTGACTATCGTGCCTCATCGGACACTACCCCTCCGTTGTTGTTTTGTACCCTAGTATCGGGTACTGGTACCCTCGGCTCCGAGTTAATATACTTGGAGACCGATGGGAACCAAACGGCGCTTGCGGCGGTATCCACATCTGCACAAACTGGTGTTGCAGGTGGTGGTCGTGAAGGTAATGCAACAACAATTTCTATTGATGATGGTATATTCTACATCAATAAATTGTTCGTACATAACCCCTCACAATCTTTAGTTATCTCTTCAGAATTTGATGGAAATCATCCAGCAACATGTCGTGTTGGTATGCAGATTACGCATACAATTATTGATGAAGATGACGATACTACACTACTAGACCCAGCCGAAGGTTCGTATAACTATACAGCCCCAGGCGGTCATAGATATCGTATGGATTTGGACTTAATTCGTAAAAATACATACACTCCTGGTCCAGACGCAACTAGTGCTGAAGTCATTGGCGGCGTTTCTGATATTGACTTTATTGAAATCGCTCGTATCAATCAGGGTGGTGTCGATAGACATGTTAAGGTCCCAATCTATTCTGCTATTGGCGATGAGATGGCAAGAACAGTATATGACCTTCACGGTAACTTTGTTGTAGACCCATTCTCTCTTGATGTAATCAATCATGTAGAAAGCGATGAAACTAAACTCACTCTGGATATTGGTCCAGGGCGTGCTTACATTGGGGGTCGTTCATTCGAAACTCCAATACAAACTCTTGCAACCTTAGATAAAGCAAGAGAATATGATGTTGCAGAAAGCAATAATATTGGTGTTGAATTTGGTAACTATGTTATCACAAATAGACATTTCAACATGTTTGACGTTGATAACCAAGAACAAGTAGACCTACTGAATGTTCAGTATCAGTTGGGATATGACAACGGCGCTTGGGTTACTGTTACAACATCTACACTTACAGCATCTACTTCACAAACTGATGTTGAAGTTGGTAATTTACTACGATTTAATGCAAACGGTGGAAATCGTTGGGGTGTGATTGCAGAAATTGCAACAGACACATCTGGCGATAAGACTTGGTATCGACTAACAGGCACAACTGGAATTGGTGATGACTACTCTATTCTTACAGTAGATGACTGGGATGGTTCTGCAATTGGGCAGTCTAGTCGGGCTGTAGACATCTTTGCGGCTGACGGTACTACTGAACTGTTTACAACATCATCTGATAATGGTGAAGCAATTACTGTAAATAGTATTCCACAGTGGGTATATGAAAACTATGCAAAGATTGGTACTGCAAAAGTACGCATGGTTCGCTTCTCAGAAAAAGACATTACAGACTTTGGTGCTGGTAATGTAGTAGATATTAAAAATAGAACATATCTATATGAAATCTCAATTCTTAGAGATACATTCGACAACCTCGAAACAATCGCCGTATCTACATTAGCCAGTGGTGGCTATGAATATGAAGTGGCGGCAAGAATTGCTGTTGATGGTAAAGTAAATGAAGAAGAAAACAATACAGCAATTCTGTTTGAAGCGGGCATCAACTCTCTAATTTTTGAACTTCCTTACGAAAATATTCGCTCAATTAAATCTGGTGGTCTTCTTGCAAGTGAAGGCGGTCAGAACGATATTGACTATTCATATCAAGTATTGTATAATAATATTACTATCCCTAACGCAGGTAGTGGTGGTGTAGATTCCGCACCTATTGTTTCTTCAGACAGTAATAACTTATTCTACCCAAGCGCAGGTTCTATCTCTGGTACAGTAGCACAATTGTTCTACACAATGACAATTGCTTCTGGAGGATTTACAGATAGTAATGGGTATAGTTATGGTCCAGGCGATGTTGTCGATTTAGGTCCAACATCTGGTGTAGAACTTTCTATTGACTTGGGTCGTCCAGATGACGCCGCAGACACTTTGCGTGTTGCTTTCCCTGCAACAGATGTTGTGACTGGAGCAGTTGCGCCTTCTGCGGGAACTACGTTCAATATCCTAACAACACTAAACTTGAATAATGGTGCAGAAAAAGCGAAAACGCTTGCATCAAAAACTTTGACATATGAAGTACCTGGTGTAGATACTAACCCAATTCTTAACCTTTATACCTCAGATATTTTTGATATTACAGGTATTTGGGATTCTGGTGATACTGAAGCAGGCATTACGCTAACAGATTATACTATTGATGCTGGAGGCAATCTTGTTGATGCAGAAGGTGATATTGCATTCCAGAACTTAGCGTCAAGTTTCGAATTGAATAATGGTCAAAAAGACAATTACTATGACTATGGTTCTTTGAAATTTATTACAGGTTCTACGGCTCCTGTCGGGCAACTAGTAGTTCAATTCAGATACTTCCAGCATATTACGTCTGGTGCATCTGGCATCTTTACAGTAAACTCATATTCGGATGTAGGATACGATGAAATTCCTCAATTCTCATCCACAACAAACGGTCAATTGTATGAACTAAGAAACGTTCTCGATTTCCGCGGAAGACGCCAGGATGCTATTATTTCTGGTAATATTGTAGATGAAACAAAGTCTAATGTTACTACATTCACTGACTTGGAGGGTTCTCTAATTCCTCTACCAACAAGCACAGTTGAAGTTGACTTTTCATACTACCTTGACCGCAGAGACCGCTTAATTCTGACTGCCGACCAAGAATTTAAACTTGTTAAGGGCGTATCTTCGTTACGTCCAGACTATCCACCAGAACCAGAAACTGCATTGACATTGTTCTTGCTTGATATTCCTGCATATACATTCGAACCTGATGATGTTCTGTATGAATATATTCCACAGAAGAATTATACTTCTAGGGATATTGCTGATATCGAAACTCGACTGAATGACCTAGAATATATGACTGCTTTGAATTCACTAGAAACTGAAGCAGACACACTAACAATTCAAAACCCAGATGGGACTGTCGGTCTTAAAACTGGGATGCTTGTTGACGGGTTCAATGGTCACCAAATCGGTGATGTTTCAAATCCAGACCACGACTGTTCGATTGACTTTGAAGAGGGTGAACTTCGTCCCCCATTTGAGACAGAAAATGTCGCAATGGAATTTGATGAAGATGACAGTAATGATGTTCTTTTGACTGGAGAACTTATTACTCTGCCATACACACCAGAAGTTTTTGTTGAAATTCCTCTGTGTTCTAAAGCGATTAACGTTAACCCATATAACATTGCAAACTTTGTCGGTACAATGGAACTTTCTCCACATACTGATAACTGGATTGATACTGAACAGCGTCCGACTGTCAACGTAAACATTGCAGGCGAGAACGATGCCTTCCGCGGCATTCTAGGCAGACTTAATCGCAGAACAAGAAATCGCAGACGATTTGGTGGTGGTGTTCAGTGGAATAACTGGCAGACTACATGGACTGGACGTACTACAAATACAAGAACTAGTGTAAGAAATAGTACATTCCGTGACCCATCTTTCACATCTGCGGCATCACGGTCTGTTCGGGGTCGTGCGGTTATTCGCAGAAGGTCTGTAATTACAAGAAGAACAACAGTAACAACTCGTAAACAAACTCGTACAGGTATTCGTACACGTTGGGGTATGAAGACTGTTAAACGTTCTTTGGGTAACAAGGTTGTTGACTTGACTATCATCCCATGGATGAGAGCAAAAGAAGTATTCTTTACAGTGGCAGGCATGAAGCCAAACACTACAGTTTTCCCTTGGTTCGACAACACATCTGTTGCCGCATATTGTAAGCCAGCAAATACACTTGACATTGTTGGTACTCAGTTGACATTCCCTAATGATGCGCTTCCACAGGAAAGACGTTTCTTAGAAAAAGAAGAAGTCTTAGTATACGATGTTGATGACCCATCTACAACTTTGGGTCGTGGTAATATCGTATCTGGTCACGATGGTTCGACAGGTAAACTCGTTGTTGAAGGACTAACTTCAGAAGATACATTCTCAACTCGTATTGTTAAACGTACTGTTATTCAGTCTGCAACAGTATCAGGTAAATGGTCTCCTGCCGTTGGTCGTAGACATAGAAGACGTATCATTAAGACGTATAATATTACAGACATTTTGGGTCCTGATGAAAATGGTAATGATATTAGTGCGAAAACACTCAAGGTAACTGGTATTCAAGTTCGTGGAGACCTGAATGCTTCTAGCGAATACATTGTTGTTAGATTCCCGAATGTACGCAGACGTTGGTTTAGACGTTGGTGGAGACGCCGCTGGTGGTGGCGCTTTAGCACAAACCGCTTCTTGGCAGGTCGCTTCTCTGGTGTTCGTGCGGGTTCTGTTTTCCAAACAGATACTAACTGGACTGCTACATATCCAAATGGGCGTAATGTTCTTGCTGGCGTATATACTAGAAAAGGTAAGCAGTATCTCCGTATTTGGATTAACCCGACTGGTCGTGTGAACTATGGTCCTGGACCAATGACAAATTATTATGAAATCAAATTCCAATTTGAAGCGACATATGACATTAAGCGTACAGTTGATGATATCATTACTGAACAAAACCCAGGTTCTCAAGCAGAGATTGACCAGATTGTTGCTGACAACTCTAGGACTTTGGAAATTGTAGGAACAGTATCCTCTGTGCAAGACGCTAATGGTGCGACAATCACTCGTAGACCACCAACTGCCCGTTTGTCTGGTTTGACAAGAGCGGCTCCTGGTGATGCGTTGAAGACTGACGGTTCTGGTCGCCTTGCTGGTGTGTTTGAGTTGCCTAATGAGGGTGAAGATGGATTGCGCTTCAAAACTGGTGAACGTGTATTCCGAATTCTTGATGACCCAAATAAGGCTGACCCAAGAGATTGTACAACTTCGGCTGATGCAACTTATCGTGCAACAGGTCAGAAGAAAATTATGCAGAATACTACGATTACAACCCGTGTACCTGCGCTTATTCGTGAGACTGTTACGCAAACAAGAACTGTACGTTCGGCAACAAGTAGAATTACTTCTCGCCGCCGTTCAAGCAGAGTTGTTGGTTGGTATGACCCAGTTGCAGAAACAATCTTGGTCGATGCACAGAAACACCCAAATGGTGTTTACATTACAAAGATTGACTTGTTCTTTAAAACTAAAGATGAAGCAATTCCTGTATCTGTTCAAATTCGCCCAACAAACAATGGTTACCCAGACAGTGCATTGATTGTCCCGTTCGGTAAGGTAGATATTCCGCCTGCTGATGTTGTTCTGCCAGAGAATCCTTTCGATGCTGAAAGTGTCCTCTCTGCACCAACAGAAGTTGCATTCCCATCTCCAGTCTACTTGGAGCCTGGTGAATATGCAGTTGTTCTTTTGTCGAACTCTAACAATTATGAGACATATATCACTGAAATGGGGGCTGAAATCTTAGGTTCTTCTAATAGAATTACAGAACAGCCATATGCTGGTTCTTTGTTTAAGTCACAAAACGCTTCAACATGGACCGCAGAGCAAACCCAGGATTTGATGTTCAGACTGTACAAAGCAAACTTTGATACTTCTGTTGTTGGTGAAGCAATTCTTGGTCAATACGAAACTGAGGATATGTATCCTTGGCAAGTGTTTAAATCAATTGTTGAGACTATTGACCCAAGTGATGCGACAGATATTAAGTTCTACTATAAAGGTACAACTTTGGTAAATGCCGAAGATGAGCAACTTGAACCAGAACAGGCGATTGATGCTGATTGGAAAGAATACATTCCAGATGAGAACGTATTTGCAAATAGAGAAATGGGTGCAGGACCTGAGGCAGGAACATTCTACTTCAAGTACACACTAACTTCTACCAATGTTGATGTATCACCTGCAATTGATATTGAACCTGCAAGAGCGTTGTTGATTGACCAACTTATTAATGATGGTGATATTTCTTCAGAAGAAATTATACTCCAGAAAGTAGGTACTGGTTATGACCCAGCAAACGTTCCGACTACTGACAATGGCGGCATAATTATGACTGGCGTAGGTAGTGGCTTCCAGGCAGAAGGTGTTATCTCAGATGGTACAGAATTTGATGGACTATATAATAGTGGAGACTTCATCGGTATTCGTGTAACGAATGGTGGTGTCGGTTACTACGAAACACCTACACTGACAATTGCGGCAACGGGCGCACAAGTGGCACCAATATTTGTTGTTTCAGGCGAAACAAGTGCAGTTGATGGTAATGCTCTTGCAAGATATGTTACAAAACAAGTAACAATTCCTGAAGATAGAGTTGCATCCGACAATATTAATGTCAGAATGCGTTGCTATCGCCCACGTGGTTCAGAGATTGAAGTTTACTATAAAATTATCTCTGCTGGTGATGACAGTGATTTTGATGATACACCATATGTTCGTATGGACCTACAACAAAAGCAGACATTCTCAGAATATGAAGGTGATACCTTTGACTATGAATGGAAGCCAGCGGGCGGGACTGTATCATACACAAATGCTAACGGTGTTGAATTTGGTAACTTTGTAACATTTGCAGTAAAAGTATGTTTGTTTACGGATAGTAAAGCAAGAGTACCTTATGCACAAGATTTGAGAATTTTAACAGGTAGCACTTAATGCCAGATAAAAATTTGATGCCAACTGAAATCAAACCCCAAGAAGACGATGTTTTCTTGGGGGTTCAGGATAATCCCAACTATGTTCGTGACCCATACTCAAAGGCTGTATTAGTGTCCCTAAGTGACCAAGAAATCAACGAATACTTGGAAAAGAAAAGACTTCGTGAAGAACAGGCAGCGAATACGAAAAGACTAAATAGTTTGGAAGATGACATAAAAGATATCAAATCTTTACTCACTCAACTTATAAATAAATAAAAGCATAGGGGAAACCAATGGCAATCGCAACATTAAACAATTCAAACTCTATTACTCAGTGGGTAACTAGAACAAACGACTTAATTAACGTAGTCAACGTCCTTGATGCTGACCAAGCAATCACAACACAGCGTATTGCTGATGCGGCAGTACAATCAAGCAAACTGGCAACAGATATCAACATTCGAGGTACATTGAGAATTCAGGATGAAGATATTAGAGACTATATTACGGCATATCATATCGGCTTCGGCGGATAATTTTGTCGTATAAATATATTTGATAAACAAATCTTAATGTAAATTTTGGGAGAAAACAAGAAATGGCAAGACATTTAATTCCATCGGCATATGTCACGTTTGACAAAGATGCTGGTACAGTGTCGTTCAAAGGGCACCACAGTAAGGAGAAAGTTCTTCTCATTACTGATGTAACTGCGGCGAAAACACTATACCAATTCAATTCACAAAACTATAAGGGTTCTTGGTCATTCAGTGAATTAACTGAAATGACAACAATCAACCTCGATTATGATACCGCAAGCGATGACGATATTAACGGTGGTGATACTATTCAGGTCTTTGTAAACAAAGATTCCGAAGTTATGACTGTTGCTGAAGATTTGCTTGATGCTGTTGGTAAAATTCGTGTATCTAACCCAGGTAACTTGATTGATACTGACTTTGAATATGGTCTACAGTCAACTAAGTGGGAAACACTTCAATCAGTAAACAACATTCCAACAGTATACTCTTCTTCTGGTGATAAACCAATTGATGGTATTATTGCTGTTGACGCAGTTGCTGGTTCTAAGCAGGTTAAAGTTACAACTTCAATTCCTCACTCACTTGAACTTGGCAACCCAGTTTCTGTTCAAGGTCTTGATGACTATCAAGCAGAGGGTTTCTTTACTATCTCGGGTGTTGATGGTCAGAACACATTCTTCTTCGAATTGGATGTTCCTGCATCTTCTACTGGAGACATTTCTGGTGGTTATACTACAATCGTGCCTGCTAAATTCTTTGAAGGAAGTCCTCTCCCAGTTTCCGTCATTGATGGCGCACAGACAGATGGCGGTTCTCCGTCTAAGATTGACGTTGTAACTTCTGAGACACACGGTTTTGCAATTGGTACGAAAGTATATCTTCGTAACACAATTGGACCTAAGTCTTTGATTATTAATGACCCACAAGCAACTGCACCTGATGGTCGTCCATACCTTGATACTGACGCAAACTTTATCACGAACTTTGATATTGTTGCGGGGTCAGATACGGGTCGTGGTAACGTAAGACAGAATGCTGTTGTAACATGGGACCACCAATCAACACATTCACTTTACTTACAGACTTCTTCGGTCGATACAGACACAAATACTATTTCATGGCCTTCACATGACATTCCGAACAAATCTGCTTTGCTGTTCAACTCACCATTTAAAGGTGCTTCAGACGGTGGAATGAATGATGGTACTGTTTACTTTGCAGAAGTTGTGGATGCCAACACAATCAAACTTCATACGAATGCCGCTCTTGGTAGTGAACTAACTCTTTCTGCAATTACTGGAGATAAAGGTTCTCCACGTCTTGGTCTTGTATATAAGGCTTGGAAAGCATGGTCACGAAATGACCAAATCTATACTGAATATAATGCCCCATATAATGACGCAAGTTACTACAATACTACTTACTCTACCGCTGATGAGGGTGTCGGTGGTCCAGCATCTCCTGTAACTGCAAACCAATATAAAGTTACTTCAGTCCATCTTCGTGGCAACATGAATGGCGAAAACCAACAAAGGCTGAATGTGTCAGAAGCATTTGGTGGCTGGACTGGTTATCTTGAAGACCTAATTGCTGGCGGTGCAAAAGTTTGGTTGGATTACATGGGTGAAGCAGGTGGAGACCTTGAGGCATCCAACGAACTCAACACTGTAACAATATATGACCCATCTGGTAATGCGTCTATCACATTTGGTACTGGACCGACTGACCCCGAAGGCGATGGTGTTGATTCGGAATCTAATACTGAACTTTTCGGTCGCCGAGATGTTACAGATGCTCTTCTACAGAATTCGTCCACTTACGGTAGTACCGGTCAAATTCGATATGACCTGAACGAATCCAGCACTTACATTTCCAGTGGCTACGGTTCATTCTACTTTAGACTAGAACTTACCGAAGCACAGAGAGCATTGTTCAAAGCCGCACAATATGAAAATTCTGGTGCTGACTTGGCGCTATATCCAGGTGGCTTCGGTCGTGGTGGCGTTAATCCTTCAAGAGTTTTGTGTTTCCAAGGTAAATCTGACGGAGCCTCGGGTGGCGCTGGTGACTTGACTAAAGATACTTTCTCAAGCCGTACCGATATGAGAAACTCTCGTTTTGGTGTAATTAAACCAGTCAGAAGTAATGTACTAAGAACTCAAACTGGAACTGTAAACGGTTACAGTGTAATGGGTGATGGTACATTCAGACACAACTTCGACATGGGTACTGCGTCTGATGAGTTTTCATACTTCACAAGTAACTCCACACGTACAGGTATTGCTGAAAATAATTCTGACGTATACTACATGTTTGTTGCAGACCTTAATGCAGATAGAAATACTGTATATCAAGTAGGTCATGGAATTACTGGTGGTCAAGACGCAACTATTACAGTTGATGCTACAGATTATGCCGCTGGTCAGAGATTTAAATTTGCTGACAGTGCAGGTGTTGAACAGACTATTGAAGCCGATTCCTTCGCCGCAACACTTGCTGTTGTTTCACCAGACACATTCAGAATTACTCTGAATGTTGCTCCAAATACTGATGATATCACAGCATTCCCAGATAATTTCAGTGTTCAGTATAATACAGAAAACGACCTGTATAATACAATTTATGTGAACAACCACAAAATTATCTCTCAGTCTGAAGCAACATACTTGTCTTCTGGTAACAACGAACCTGCTACAGTTGCGTATGAAGTTGTTCTGGAATCTGACGGCACATATACTGCTAATGGTCGCAATATCGGTGAGAATGAAGTCAACCCAACAGTGCGTATGTACGAGGGTCAAGCATATTCAGTTGCGATTAGTGGATTGACTAGTGTTGCTACAGGCGACAGACCTACTATCTGGTACGGTTCTGGTGGTGCTTGGACAGAAGCAACTACAGAATATAGCATGGTAATTGACGATGCTACTGACCCAGATATTCGTACAATTACTTGGACTGCAAGTGCTACTACAGATGATGACATTGCTATCTCAGTAAATGCTCCAGATTCCACTAAGTATACTGGCGGTGCAGATGCTAACTTCATCTATTTCGAAAGTCATATTGTATCAAACGCAATTGGTGGTGCAGTAAACAACACTGCATATAACTTGAACCGTGTAAACGATTCCCGTCTATCACTTTCTCAAGTTGTTGATACAACCGCATCTGCTACAACTGCAACAGTCGGTCGAGCAAATAACTCAACAATTACAGAGTTTATCAACTTTGAAACACCATTGGGAATTACCCCAACTGGAGCATCTATTATTGATGTTCAGTATCGTGGTGACTTCAACGAAACCCGTGAATATGTTAAGATTACATTTACTGGCGATGGTACTGAATATTTCATCGGTCGTAATGGTGGTGCCGATACAACTACATTCAGAAATGACCAGAACTGGACTACAAAAGATGTATCAGCACTTCTTGTTGATAGTGGTGGTAGCCTTGGCGTGAACGTAGAGTTTGACCCAACATCTCGTATCAACCGCAGAGTTGGTAGTATGACCAATTGGTGGGAAATCCGCTTTATTGTCACAGGTGCTACTGGTTCAGTTATACTTGACAGCACTGGTGTTGTGGGTGAACAAGAATTTGTTGTGGATTCACTTAGAGGTGCTTATGATGGCGTATTTGCAATCATTGAAGAAACTCCAAATCCAAATGAGTTTATTCTTGCAACAGACTTTAAAATCCCGTCCCGTGAATATACATTCGACAGCACAGACATTGATGTACTTACTGGCGAAATTGACCTAGGATTTGAGCATAACTTGATTACTGGTGAAGTTGTTACATACACACCAGATGGAACTTCTATGCTAACTGATGAGACAGATAATGTCTTTAACGTGATTAGCACAGGAACGAATACAATCAAACTTGCTGTATCTGCGGATTCTGCTGTTAATAATATCGAAACAGGTCTATCAGCACAAACTGGTACACACTCACTCAAAGCACGGTCTTTGATTAAGTCGATTACTGGTGCCGGTCTGATTACATTTGAAGCCGGTAGCATTGAAATTACAGGTTCTGGTACATCATTCTTGACTACATTCAAGCGTTTTGACCAAATTTATGTAAAAGGTAATGACTATGTTTATGCACTAACTGTTCGTGACATTCAAACAGACGAAAAACTTCGTGTATTTGATGCACCAGAAGAAACAGTTGCAGTTGCATCACCATACTACTTCACTACTCAGATTATGCTTCGTCCTGATGGATACTCACTGCATAAATCATTTGATGGTGGTGTCGATATTACGGCAGGTACTTCTCCTGATAGTAAGATTGTTCGTCAATCTCGTAAATACTTCAGATACCAGTCTGGTAAAGGCATTCAGAACTCTCTGGCAATCAACTTCAACCCACCTCGTGTTTTGAGGTCTTTGATTAAGTCTGAGACAGATACGGCAACAGTTAATACGCAAGAACAACATAACCTAAAAGTTGGTGACCTTGTTACTATTGCAGGTGCTGAAACTGGACCACTGTCAAATAACCCATACAATGGTACATTTGCGGTGAGTGAAACTCCGTCTCCATTCTCATTCTCATACCAAATGTCTGAGGTTCCTGATGAAGCAAAAGCATCTGGATTCCCAACATATGTGAGAAATGGCTGGCAAGATAGTTATGTTCGTGCAGGTATGTTTGATGACCAAAACGGATTCTTCTTTGAGTACGATGGTTCTGAACTAGCATGTGTTGTACGTTCATCTACATTGCAGTTGGCGGGTTCTGTTACAGCAACAAGAAACTCTCAGGTAATTCAAGGTAATGATACATCATTCACAACTCAAGTTACCAAGGGTGATAAAGTAGTTATCCGCGGACAGTCTTACAAGATTGTTGAAGTATCTTCTGACTTGAGAATGGTTGTACAGCCTGCATATCGTGGTATTACTTCTAAGGGCATTAAAGTCACTAAGACAATTGACCGTAGAGTACCGCAAAGAGACTGGAATATTGATACTGCTAATGGTCAAGGTCCATCAGGATTTAAACTTGATACAACCAAGTTGCATATGTGTTATGCTGACTACTCTTGGTACGGTGCTGGTAAAGTTCGCTTCGGTTTCAAAGACCGTGAAGGACATATCCGCTACATGCATGAGTTTGTTCACAACAACAGACTTGGCGAATCCTACTTCCGTTCTGGTAACCTTCCAGGGCGCTATGAGATTGAAAACGGTCCAGCCGCAACTACTGCGCCTACACTGTTCCACTTCGGTACTTCAATCATCATGGATGGTAGATTTGATGACGATAAAGCGTACTTGTTCTCTCGTAACTCTAAACCGTTCGCATTTACCAACGGCGCAAGCAGAAGTTTTGCTTCAAATGCGGAATCAACATTCGATGTTATTACACTGAATGGTAGCCGAGTATTCGTATATGGAATTCCATGTACAGAAGCAAACGCTACTGCAACAGTTGTAGGTTCTCAGATTACAGTTAGTGGTTCGACAATCTTGCCTGAAGGTACATATGTAACACAAGTTAAACTTGACGGTGCAACTTCTAAAGTGTTTACATCTTACCCTGCGACAAACACAGAACCAGGTACTGCAAACATTGCGAGTGCTTCGACACTGCTTAACGGTGAAGTTACACCAATTGAACTTGACCAACCAATTCCGCTTGTGTCTCTCAGACTTTCACCTTCAGTGGATTCTGCTTTGACTGGTGCAGTTGGTGAGCGTGAAATCATTAACAGAATGCAGTTGAGATTGCGTCAAGCAGGTATCACAACTTCGAAAGACGTTGAGATTTTCCTAATCCTTAATGCGATTCCATCGAAAGCAGATTTCCAAGGTGCGGAATCACCATCGTTGTCACAGATTATTGACCACGACCACGGTGATACCCTAGATGGCGGTACGACCATTTACTCTGTAAAAGGTTCTGCTGGTTCACTTGACATTGCACTTGAAGAACTACTTGAACTTGGTAACTCAATTCTAGGTGGTGATGGTATCTTCCCGAACGGACCTGACTTGCTAACTCTTGCAGTTCAGCCACAGTCAACATCCGACATTTCAGGTAGTAACCCATTCTTCGTAACTGGTAAACTATCCTGGTCAGAAAGTCAAGCCTAAGAAAAGCAAAAGAGTGTGGGGGGCAACCCCCACACTTACTTGTCGCTGGTAGTTCTTTGTGAACTAAATAGTATTATAGAACAGCATTTCAAAGGGTATAAGGACTATGGCAACACCAACCAGCAGAGCAGATTTTAAAGAATATTGCCTAAGAAAATTAGGTAAGGGCGTTATTCAAATTAACGTATCTGATGCTCAAGTTGAGGATAGAGTAGATGATGCTCTTGAATATTTTCAGGACTATCACTCTGATGCTATCACTCGCACATATGTAAAACATCAAATCACACAAGACGATATTGACAACGAATACATTACAGTAGACGATACTGTGACAAGTGTTTTGCGTGTCTTGAGTATTGACAATGCATCTTCTTCTTCAAGTATGTTTGATGTTCGATATCAAATGCACTTAAATGATGTTTTCGATTTTACTTCAGTATCATCTTCAGAGTATGTAACAATGCGCTCACATTTAACTATGTTAGATGATTTGTTCAACGGTGTCAACCCAATTCGTTACGAAAGACATACTGACCGTGTTCATATTGACATGAATTGGTCGGATAATCTTGCTGTTGATGATTACATCATCATAGAATGCTATAAAATTATTGACCCTACTCTACACTCACAAGTTTGGGGTGACAGATTCCTTAGAGAATATACAACTGCACTAATCAAAGAGCAATGGGGTATGAATGTTTCTAAGTATGAAGGCATTTCTTTGCCTGGTGGTGTCACAATGAATGGTCGTGCTATTCTGGACGAAGCAAAGCAAGAAATTGCTGAACTTGAAGAACAGATGAGTTTGATGCATGAGTTGCCCGTTGATTTTTACACGGGATAACATGACATGGCAACTAACCAGTATTTCAACTTCTACACAAACATTGAAGAACAGTCACTAACTAATGACCTCGTAGTTGAAGCAATTCAAATTTACGGTGCTGACATTAGGTATATTCCTCGGCAGTATACACACGTTGATGACATTTTCAATGAAGTACGAAACTCTTCTTTTGAAGAGGAGTTTACTATTGAAATGTATGTGCAAGGTGTTGATGGGTTTGCTGGTGACGGAGACCTTCTGTCTAAGTTCGGTGTAGAGATTAGAGATACACAGAACTTTATTGTAGCAGTTACACGGTTTGCAGAAGACGCAACAACCGCAGGTATGTCATTCACAAAACCAAGAGAAGGCGACCTTTTATACTTTCCACTAACAGATAATCTACTAGAAATTAAATTTGTTGAAGATGAAGAAGTATATTATCAAATCGGTAAAACTTACATCTACAGACTATCTACAGAATTGTTTGAATACAATGGTGAAACTATTAATACTGGTGTTGAAGAAATAGATAATGAAGTAACAGAACTTCAATACACAATTCAATTAACATTGGGTGATGGTACTGGTGACTTTACGATAAGTGAAGAAGTGTATCAAGGTGCTACTCTGGCAGACTTTACTGCAAAGGCGATAGTATCTGATTGGAATCCAACAGACAAAATTCTTACAATCAAAACAATTAATGGTAACTTCAACACTGGTGGCACAGTGAACGGCGACACTTCAGGTGCATCTTATGTTCTTGGCGTCAAAGAGACTATGGTTATGCCTGCCGCAGATGAAGCAGATAATGATGCTTTCAAAGCAAGTGCAGACAGTATCATTGACTTTACCGAAGACAACCCATTCAGTGAGGAATACTAAATTATGGCATTAGGACATACATTCTACCACGCTTCTATCAGAAAGATGGTTATCGTTTTTGGTAATCTATTTAACGATATATACGTTAGACGATTTGACAGTGCTGGTGCAGAAATTGAGAGAAGAAAAGTTCCTGTTTCTTATGGTCCAAAGCAGAAGTTTCTTGCACGACTTGATGTAGATACTTTTGAACAAGAAACTGCAATAACTCTCCCACGCATGGCGTTTGAAATGGACACCATGACATATGATGCAGAAAGAAAGATTAATTCAAGTCAGAGAATTACAAATCAAAAAGATGGCGAAAGCGTAAAATTTACCTTTGCTCCTGTACCATATACTTTTGATTTTTCTTTGTATATTATGACAAAAAATGCAGAAGATGGTACGCAAATTCTTGAGCAGATTTTACCGTACTTCACACCGCATTTCAATGTGACGATTAAAGAATTCCCTGATTTGGATATAACAAGAGATATTCCAGTCATTCTAAATAGTTTGACACAAGAAGACGTTTATGAGGGTGACTTTTTATCAAGACGTTCATTGATATGGACATTAGGCTTCACTGTAAAGAGTAATATTTACGGAGCAGTTCGTGATGGTCAACTTGTTCAAAGTTCTATTGTTAGTGCAATTGGTGAAACTCCAAGTGGCGATGGTCAATTTGAAGGTACCAAAACGGACTTACAAAATAATGACCCAGACGGACTTACGACTGGCGACTTTGGTTTCACTGAAGATGTAACTCCTGGTGGGGCTCCATAAAATATAGGATTGCTATAGAATGAAAAAGACTGTAGAAGAAAAATTAGAAGATGCGTTGAATATCAATTCAGAAATTATTGAAGCAGAACAAGAAGTATTTGCACCTGTAGTTGTTTCTGGTAGTGATGCTGATGAAGACTTCTCTAAAGCAAAAGACAATATTGCTAAACTCATTGAAAAGGGTGAAGAGGCAGTTAATGGTATCTTGCAACTTGCAAAGGAGAGCGAACAGCCTCGTGCATATGAAGTTGCGTCTACGTTGATTAAGACTATGGTTGAAGCAAACAAAGAATTGCTTGATGTACATAAGCAGAAAAAAGAACTAGATAAAGAAGAATATTCTGGACCAGCAAAAGCGGTTCAAAATAATACCGTATTTGTAGGTAGTACAAAAGAGTTACAGCAACAATTGCTTCAACTTGCAAAAGGCGCAAGAGTAGAAGATAATGAGTGAAAACTATCTAGGCAATCCTAATCTAAAAAGAGCAAACGTTGAAAGTGAGTTTACACAAGAACAAATCAACGAATGGGTTACATGTGCGAATGACCCACAATACTTTATCACACATTATGTAAAGATTGTCAACGTAGACGAAGGTTTCATACCTTTTGAACCATATGAGTTTCAGAGGGATATCATCAGTAAAGTACAAGAAAACAGATTTGTTATATGTAAGATGCCTCGACAGTCTGGTAAGACTACTACGATTGCCGCACTTCTATTACATGCAGTTCTTTTTAATGAAGAATACAATATTGCTATTCTAGCACACAAACTCGCACAGGCGAGAGAAATTCTTTCCCGTATTCAACGTGCGTATGAAGCACTACCCAAGTGGATGCAACAAGGTGTTGTAGAGTGGAACAAGGGTAACATTGAACTAGAGAATGGTTCAAAAATTCTAAGTTCTGCTACATCTTCTTCTGCTATTCGTGGTGGTTCATTTAACTTGATTTACTTAGACGAATTTGCATTTATTCCTGCAAATTTGCAAGACGAATTCTTTGCTTCTGTATACCCCACAATTTCAAGTGGTAAGACCACAAAAGTTTTGATAACCTCTACACCAAACGGTCTTAACATGTTCTACAAGTTATGGGCTGATAGTGAGAAGGGGCGCAACTCATATAAGAGAGTTGATGTTCACTGGTCAGACATACCAGGGCGTGATGAGAAGTGGAAAAATGAACAGATTGCAAACACATCTGAAGACCAATTTAGGGTAGAATTTGAGTGTGAATTTATTGGTTCATCGAACACTCTAATCCCAGGTTCAAAACTCAGGACTCTAACATACGAAACGGCTAAATATAATAAAGAAGGCACTTCAATATATGAAGAACCACAACCTGAACATTCCTATGCAATAGTAGTTGATACTTCTCGAGGCACAGGAGCAGATTATTCTGCATTTGTTGTTGTTGATATATCAGTTCTGCCGTATAAGATAGTTGCAAAATATAGAAACAAAAACATATCGCCACTGCTTTATCCGCAAGTTGTAAAAACAGCCGGGACTAAATACAATGAAGCATACGTTCTTGTTGAGGTTAATGATGTAGGTCAACAAGTAGCAGATATTCTGCATTCTGATTTGGAGTATGAAAATTTGATGAGTGTTGCCCAAATGGGTAGAGCGGGTCAACAAATCGGTGCAGGTTTCGGTAAGAATGTAACTATGGGCGTTAAAACGTCTAAGTATGTAAAACGTGTTGGGTGTCAGACACTAAAAGATTTAATTGTGTCTGACCAATTGATTTTGAATGATTTTGATATTATATCTGAATTAAACACATTTGTAAGTAAGGCGCAGTCTTATGAAGCAGAGAGCGGTTCGCATGATGACTTAGTTATGTGTCTTGTTCTATTTTCATGGATGACTTCTCAGAAGTATTTCAAAGAACTTACAAATATGGATTTCAGACGAAAACTAGAAGAATATAACCGTGAGATGATTGATGAAGAATTAACCCCGTTCGGATTTATTGATGATGGCGTAAGTGCATCCGATACAACATATGTTGATAATAGTGGTACACTCTGGTCCACTGAAAAAGCACTTAGATGGGGAAATGATTGGTAATCTGTAAAACTGAAGAATACTAAATAATATTGTTAAACAAGAATTTGATTAACCCATATTCTTCAAAACAATTTGAATTTTAAACAAAGGAGAATGAAATATGCCATTTCAACTAAGTCCAGGTGTTAATGTCACAGAAATTGACTTAACTACCGTAGTACCAGCCGTTGCGGCGACTGGTGGTTGTCTTGCTGGCAATTTTGGGTGGGGTCCAATCATGGAACGCAAGTTGCTCGGAAACGAGGATTCGCTTGCCAATATGTTTGGTAAACCAACCAATGAAACAGCAATCCATTTTTATACTGGTGCTAACTTCTTAGCATACGGTAACAACCTTCAAGTAGTTCGTGTTGCTCAAGACAACCAATTGAACGCAACGACCGCAGGGTCTGGCGTACTCATCGAAAACGATGACGATTGGGAATCAAATTGGGAAGGCGGACAAAACACTGTTGCTGATTTGTATTTTGCGGCGAAATTCGCAGGTAAAATTGGTAACACTCTGAAAGTGTCTATCTGTGCATCTGCCGCCGCTTTTGAAAGCACACATACAGTAGATACTGTCGGTACAGCACTTACACTTACTGATGCAGATGACCATCTTGCAGTAGGTTCACTTGTCATTAATGGTGGCGAAACTAAGATTGTAACCGCAGTAGATAATACTGGTGCAACACTGAACAGTGCTTTTGAAGCAGATTTGACTGCCGCAGAAGTAACATTCCAGTGGGAATATGCAACATCTTTTGATGGTGCGCCAGGTACATCACCATACGCAGAAAAGCGTGGAGCATCTAACGATGAACTTCACATTGCAGTCATTGACGAAGATGGTGAACTTACAGGTACTAAAGGTGAAGTTATTGAGAAGTTTGCATTTGTTTCTAAAGCGCCAGCCGCTTTGAATGCAGATGGTTCTACTAACGCATACAAACAAGTAATCGCAAGACGTTCTAACTGGGTTCGTTGGATGGACCACGATATGGGCGCCAACGACTGGGATGTTGCTGCCGCTGACGGTGTTGACTATAACAGCACAGCAATTACTGTTGCAGGTACTTGGTCACTTGGTGGTGGCGCAAACGGCGATGCCGCTACAGATGCACAAATCATCTCTGGTTACGACCTGTTTTCAAATGCTGAAGAAGTTGATGTATCCCTGATTTTGGGTGCTGATGCTAACCAAACAATTGCACTTCACTTGATTTCGATTGCCGAAGCAAGACTTGATTGTGTTGTCTTCTTGTCGCCTGAGTTTGCTGACTGTGTAAATAACGCAGGTAGTGAAGCCGCAGATATCGTAGCCTTCCGCAACACTCTGCCATCGACTTCATACGCAATGCTTGACGGTAACTGGAAATACCAGTACGACAAATACAATGACGTATATCGTTGGGTTCCATTTAATGGTGACGTTGCTGGTCTAGTTGTTCGTGCAACAGATACAAGAGACGCATGGTGGTCTCCTGCTGGATTTAACCGCGGTCAGATTAAGAACGTTGTTAAAACTGCATGGTCCCCAAGCAAAACTTTCCGTGACGAATTGTACAAGAACGGTGTTAACCCAATTCTTACATTCCCAGGCGAAGGTACAATCTTGTTCGGTGATAAGACGCTACTTGCCAAACCAAGCGCATTTGATAGAATTAACGTAAGACGTTTGTTTATCGTGCTTGAGAAAGCAATCGCAACTGCCGCTAAATACTCACTGTTTGAGTTTAACGACCAATTCACCCGCTCACAGTTCCGCAATCTTGTTGAACCGTTCTTGCGTGATGTACAGGGTCGCCGCGGTATTTATGACTTCCGAGTTGTATGTGATGAGAGCAACAACACTGGCGAAGTAATTGATAGAAACGAATTCATTGGTGATATCTACATCAAGCCTGCTCGTTCAATCAACTTTATCCAGTTGAACTTTGTTGCAGTTAGAACAGGCGTAGACTTCTCTGAAGTTGTAGGTCAATTTTAATAACACAGATAACTAGGAGAAAAAAACATGGCTTTTACAATTGACGGGTTCAGAAGTGAACTTACCGGTGGCGGCGCAAGAAGCAATCTGTTTGAATGTGAAATCACAAACCCATTTGGTGGTTCTGATAAATTCACATTCATGGCAAAAGCATCTCAGTTGCCAGGAGACACACTCGGTGTTATCGAAGTACCATACTTCGGTCGCACCATGAAAATCGCAGGAAACAGAACATTCGCTGAATGGACTGTTACTGTAATCAATGACGAAGACTTTGCAGTACGCAATGGTCTGGAGCGTTGGATGAGTTCTATCAACTCGCATGTCGCAAACATTGGTACACCTTCACCACTTCTTCAGAAGTCAGAAGGTTCTATCAAACAGTTTGGTAAAGGTGGGGACGTACTGAAGACATATCAATTTATTGGTATCTTCCCAGTAGACCTTTCACCGATTGATGTTGCTTGGTATTCAAACGACACTATCGAAGAGTTTACAGTCACATTCCAGTATGATTACTGGACAGACGTAAGCAATGCGGTAATCTAATCGTTCTGAGGGGGTCTATAAATATATTGTAGGCTCCCTCATTATGAACATTAGATAGGATTTTAATTTATGGCAAAGTTATTCGGATTCGAAATAAACCGTGCTTCTGAAGATAATCAGGATACCCCCTCGTTTGTCCCACCGACAAATGACGATGGGGCTGTTCAGGTATCGGAAGGTGGTGTTTTCGGTCAATATATTGACTTGGAAGGTGTGTCCAAAAACGAAACAGATTTAATTAATCGTTATCGTGATATGGCGGCAACACCTGAATGTGAAACTGCAATTGATGATATTATCAATGAAGCAGTTGTGCAAGAAGGAACAGAAACGCCTGTAGAGGTTATTACTGACAATTTAGATTACGGTGCTTCTGTTAAGAAGCGTATCACAGAAGAATTTAGTAATGTTTTGCGACTTCTCGACTTCGGGAATTATGGCGCAGACATTTTTAAGCGTTGGTATATTGATGGTCGACTTCATTATCACAACGTAATTGACGTAAATGAACCTTCGGCTGGACTGAAGGAATTACGATATATCGACCCAAGACAGATTAAAAAGGTTCGTAAACCTATAAAAGAAAAAGACGAAGAAACCAACGTAGAAACATATAAAGAGTATGAAGAATATTTTGTATTTAATGAAAATGGTTTAGAAGGTGCAGGAAGTGGTGTAAAGATATCTAAGGATTCGGTATCATATGTTACTTCTGGTCTACTAGACCCATCAGGTAAACAAGTGCAATCATATTTACATAAAGCAATCAAACCACTGAACCAACTCCGTGCAGTTGAAGATGCAGTTGTTATTTACAGACTATCAAGAGCGCCAGAGCGCCGCATTTTCTATGTAGATGTTGGTAACTTACCTAAGGGTAAAGCAGAAGCATATTTGCGTGATATCATGGCACGCTACAAAAACAAAATTGTTTACAATGCTTCTACTGGAGAAATTGACGGTGACAGAAAACACATGTCAATGCTTGAAGATTTTTGGATGCCACGCCGTGAGGGTGGTAGAGGTACTGAAGTTACTACACTTGCCGGTGGCGCAAACTTAGGCGAAATGGAAGATGTAAACTACTTCAAAAATAAATTATATAAGTCACTTAATGTACCTTCATCTCGTTTGGATTCAGAAAATCAATTCTCTATTGGACGAAGTGAAGAGATTACAAGAGACGAAATCAAGTTCAACAAATTCATCAAAAAGATTAGAATTCGTTTCTCACACTTGTTTGACGATTTGCTGAAAAAACAGTTGATTTTGAAAGGTGTCATTTCACCCGAAGAGTGGGATGAAATTAAAGATGGAATCTATTACGATTTTAGGGCAGATACATACTTCACGGAGATTAAAAACCAAGAGATTATGCGTGAAAGACTTGCGCTTGTTTCAGAGTATGACCAGTATGTAGGAAAGTATTTTTCTCGTCAACAAGTTATGAAAGATATTCTAAAATATACTGATGAAGAAATCGAAGAATTGGATGCTCAGATTGCTAAAGAGATAAAGAGCGGCGAAATTGAAATTGAAGATGAGGGCTTTTAAAAATGAATACGACACTTGACATTATTAAGAACGCAGAAACAACAGACGCATTACAGTTGCAAGATACAGTAAACTCAGTTTTGTCTAAGAAGGCATTCGAAAAAATTGAGAATATGAAAAGAGATGTTGCATCTAACATGCTGACTGTTCCAACTGAAAAGGAAGATTAGTATGAAAACCTTTAGAGAGTTAAAGGCATCATTGGTTTCCGAATCGGAAGACGGTCACCTACGCATTCAAGATAAAGATGTTGAGTTTGAAATTGACAACATTGACGTAGAAGATGTTCTTGACACCGAAGCGGATTCATTTATGATTGATGAAGATGCTATCGACACAATCAAATCCATTGCTAAAAATAAACAAGCAATGAGCGTTAAACTTAAAGATGGTAAATCTGTTAAAGTTGATATGCAGACAGCAAATGTTATTTTAAAAGTTATTGATGCACTTAACGATAAAAATAAGTCTAAGTTTACGGACATGCTAGGTAAGAGTAAGGCAAACTTCCAGAAAGCAGTTGACTTCTCTTGGGGTGCAGTAAAATGAGCAAACATTTGATTGACGCTATTGAAAAGGGTGATGCACTTGAAACAAATAAAGTGTTTGAATCCGTTATAAATAGTAAGGTAGATGAACTATTTAAAGAATTCAAAGAGTTAATCGCAAATGATATGCTTGAAGAGATTGAAGACGGTGATGAAGAGGTTGACGAAGCAAGAGTAAAGCGTGTTAATCGTATTCGTGGTGGAGTTGTACAGAGACGTAAAATCGTTGCAACGGATTCTAAATACAGAAGTAAAGGTGATGGAAGTCAAAACGTTGTAAGAATGTCTGCTTCTGAAAGACGCAATCGCAAAATTGCTCAGAAAAAAGCGGCACGAAAGAGAGCGGCAAAATCTAGTAGGGCTGGTATCAAACGTAAATTGACTAATAGAAAAAGACAAACAAGGGGCTTCAACAAATGAAACTTATTGCAGAAACAGTTGAAGACGTAGAATATATCACTGAAGAAGTCGCTGGCGAAAAACAGTTTTATATCTCTGGCGTCTTTATGCAGGCGAATAAAAAGAATAGGAATGGGCGTGTATATCCCGCAGACGTTCTTGAAAAAGAAGTAAAGCGTTATACTGATGCGTACATTACTAGTAACAGAGCATTCGGTGAACTAGGACATCCTGATGGTCCTACTATCAATTTAGACCGTGTATCTCACATGATTAAAGAACTATACCGTGATGGTGACAACTTTATCGGTAAAGCAAAAATCATGGATACGCCAATGGGCAAAATCGTGAAGAACCTTATGCAAGAAGGTGCCCGTTTGGGAGTATCTTCTCGTGGTATGGGTTCGCTTAAACAATCTAACGGCACAAATATTGTGCAACAAGATTTCTATCTTGCCACCGCCGCCGACATTGTTGCAGACCCGTCTGCACCAGATGCGTTTGTAGACGGTATCATGGAGGGTAAAGAGTGGATTTGGGATAACGGTGTATTGCGAGAAAGCACCATCGGAGAATATGAAAAGCAAATTAAATCTGCTTCATCATTCCAACTTGAAGAAGTAAAGATTAGGTTATTCTCTGACTTCATTCAAAAATTGTAAGTGTATAAATACATATGATAATAACTTTCATAAAAGGAGATTAATCTCATGCTAAAGAAATTTGCAGAGCAAATCAATGAAGAAGAAGTAACAACAGAAGAAGTAATTTCTGAGGACCTTGAAGCAATTCAAGAATCCGAAGATACGACTGAAGAAGTTGTTGCGGAAGATGTTGCTGAAGAAGCAACTGAAGTAGTTGCTGAAGAAGCGGCTGAAGAAATTGAAGAAGCCAAAAAGTCTGTCAAGTCTGAAGAAGAAGACGATGACGCAGAAGACGAAGATGGCGATGATGACGCAGAAGACGAAGACGAAGATGATGACGATGCTGAAGAAGCAGAAGAGCAGAAACTTTATGCGTCTAAAAAGAAAATGAAAAAGGAAGAAGTAGAACTTACTGTTGACGTTGCAGAAGACGTTGATGCACTTCTTGCTGGTTCTGATGCTGAATTGTCAGAAGAATTTAAAGAAAAAGCGACTACGATTTTCGAAGCCGCAGTTAAAGCAAAAGTTGCAGAACAACTGGATGCCATTCAAGAAGCCGCACAGGCTGAGTTTGAAACTAAACTGGAAGAAGCCCGTGGCGAACTTGCAGAAAAAGTTGATGGTTATCTGAACTACGTTGTTGAAGAGTGGGTTAAAGATAACGCACTTGCAATTGAGCGTGGCATCCGTACAGAGATTGCCGAAGAATTTATGGGTGGATTGAAAAATCTGTTCGTAGAAAATTATATTGACGTTCCAGAAGAGAAAGCAGACCTAGTTGAAGAACTTGCAACTAAATCTGAAGACTTGGAAGCAAAACTCAATGAAGAGTTTGAAAAGAACGTTGCTATGAAGAAAGAACTTGATGCTATTAAAGCAGAGAATGCACTTTCAGAAGCAGTGGTTGGTCTGACTGACACACAAGCAGAGAAAGTAAAGTCTTTGGCTGAAGGCGTAGAGTTCGAAACAATTGACCAGTACCGTGAGAAGTTAGAAACTATCAAGGAATCATATTTCCCTAAAGTAAGGGCAACTGGCGCAGAAAAAGAAGATAGTGTGGATGCTCCGCAAGCGGAATCACTTAGCGAAAGTATGAGTATTTATGCTAGAACACTTTCAAGCATGAAAAAGTAATGTCATATAAATAATAATATGAATATGACACTTTTGAATGTTTATATTAACAGTTTGACTTAACAATAAACTTTAAGGAGAAAAGATATGTATCTTTCTGAACAATCCCAGAAAAAATGGGAACCAATCCTGGAGCATGCCGATGCGCCTGCTATCCAAGACCCGTATAAAAAAGCGGTAACTGCCGTCCTTCTTGAGAACCAAGAAAAGGCAATTAATGAACAGCGTGAGCAGATGGGTCTTTTCGAAGCCGCCCCTCTGAACGGTACTGCCAACGTTTCTAACTTTGACCCAGTCCTGATTTCACTTGTTCGCCGTTCTATGCCTCAGTTGATTGCATATGATGTTGCTGGTGTTCAGCCAATGACTGCACCAACAGGTCTTATCTTTGCAATGCGTGCCAAAGATGGCGCAGGCAACGAAGTATTCTACAATGAAGCCGACACAGATTTCTCTGGTGCTGGTACTCATGCAGGTACTGACCCAATGGTTGCTGACCCAGATGGCGTTGGTACTGAGTACACTGCTGGTACTGGTATGACTACAGCCGCTGGTGAAGGTCTCGGTTCCGCTGGTGAAGGTACTTTCAACGAAATGCAATTCTCTGTAGAGAAGATTTCTGTTGAAGCCAAAACCCGTGCGCTGAAAGCAGAATACACTGTTGAACTTGCACAAGACTTGAAAGCAGTTCACGGTCTTGACGCAGAAACAGAACTTGCCAACATCTTGTCTGGCGAAATTCTTGCTGAAATCAACCGCGAAGTAATGCGTACAATCTACCGTTCTGCGAAACTCGGTGCAACTGCTGGTGCGTTTGACGTTGCCGCTGATGCCGATGGTCGTTGGTCAGTTGAGCGTTACAAAGGTTTGATGTTCCAAATCGAGCGTGAAGCAAACACAATCGCAAAAGAAACACGCCGTGGTAAAGGTAACTTTATCATTGTTTCTTCTGATGTTGCATCTGCTTTGGCAGCCGCAGGTATCATGGACTACAACCCAGCGTTGAACACCAACCTGAACGTAGACACAACTGGCAACACATTTGCTGGTGTACTGAACGGTCGCACTAAAGTATACGTTGACCCATATGCAGGTAACGACTTTGTTGTTACAGGTTATAAAGGCGACAGCGCATACGATGCTGGTATCTTCTACTGCCCATACGTACCACTTCAGATGGTTCGTGCAGTTGGTGAGAACACTTTCCAACCAAAAATCGGTTTCAAAACTCGCTACGGCATGGTTGCGAACCCATTTGCTCAAGGTACTACTGCTGGCGCAGGCGCTCTTAACGCCCGTACTAACACATACTACCGTGGTTTCTCAGTAAGCAACTTGCTGTAAACTAGAGTTACAATAAGAGGTAGGTTCACTACCCTCGCACTTCAGGGCGTCCTTCGGGGCGCCCTTTTTTGTTCTTATAAATAGTATTGAAGTCTAAGTAAATGAGGGTTCAATGAATGACGGCAAGATAATCTTGATACAAGATTTAATTGATACTAAATTGCGTAAAGAACAAGAACTAGAATTTTATCAAACAGAACTTGAAAAGTTACAGCAAAAGATGTGGTGGGTCAAAAAAGAAATTGACCTTACCGAAACGATTATCAATATTATCGAAACTGAAAAGGTCATGGACTTAAAAGAAAACATTAGGAATAAGAAATGAGTGTTCAAAATCAACCACAAAATCTGAGCGAGGCAAAGATTAACAATTTCAAATTTGGAATTCAAGGTCTTCCTACGTTTGAATTCTTTGTCACGGATTGCAATATACCGTCAATGACACTTGGAGAAGCAGTGCAACCATCACCGCTCATTGACAGACCTGTTCCTGGCGACAAGATAACTTATGGTGAATTATCTATAGAGTATATTGTTGATGAAGAACTACGCAACTGGCAAGAAATTCACGATTGGATGACGAAACTTGCATTCCCAGATAACTTTTCTCAGTTTAAGGGTGAAGAACAGTATAAGGACGCAACACTTACTATACTGTCAAATTCGGGCAACCCTATTCTTGAAGTTACGTTTATTGATATATTCCCAACATCAAATGCAGACTTACAGTTTTCGAATGCAGGAAACGCCGACACTGTTCTTGGTTCAGCATCATTTAGATTTAGAGCATACGAACTAAATAGACTATAAATTACAAGCATATATACTTGTATAGAATGATTACAATATTGAGGTACATTGAATGAAACTTGAAGATATACAAAATCTTTGGAAAGAAGATGTGAATTTTGTTGATGACATGCTTGATGAAGAGGCACTTAAAATCCCTAGACTTCATCAAAAATACTACAAAATCTACACAACAGAAAAACTCCTTCTACGCAAACTAGAAGCAGACTTAAAAATATTCCAATCAATCAAATACGAATTCTATGCAGGCGAGTTGGCAGAAGAAGACTTGCGGGAATATGGCTGGGAGCCTTTCCCTAAAAAAGTTCTTCGGGCAGATATCCCACGGCATGTAGATAGTGACAGACAAGTGATTGAGAGAACATTAAAAATCGCTCACCAAAAAGAAAAAGTTGATTTCTGTGACGCAATTATTAAATCATTGCGTGACCGTGGCTTTTTAATCAAATCAGCCATCGACTGGCGAAAATTCACCAACGGCGCAATCTAAATGAGTGAAACTCTTTTTGTCTCACAGATAGACGAAGTTCATATTAAAATTTCGTGTGACGCAGGTACAGCGTATGAGATACAAGATTACTTTACGTTTCTTGTACCTGGTCACCAGTTCATGCCATCATTTCGCAATAAGATGTGGGATGGCAAGATACGTCTATACAATGTGATGACAAAAAGACTTTATCTCGGTCTACTGCCGTATCTCGTAAAATTTGCAGAAAGCAGAGACTACCAAATTGAGTACGATAGTTCGGTTGAAGCGGCGGATGAATTTTCTGCGATTGAAGCAAAAGAATTTGCTGATGAATTGTCTCTACCATTCAGTCCAAGAGACTATCAATTCAAAGCGTTTATTCATGCAGTAAGAAACCGCAGGTGTCTACTATTGTCACCCACAGCATCTGGTAAGTCACTAATCATCTATTTACTTGTTCGTTGGTACAGCGCAAAGACACTTGTTATTGTTCCTACCACTTCACTCGTACACCAGTTGGTTTCTGACTTTGCCGACTATGGTTGGGACGCAGATAATCATTGTCATAAAGTAATGGCTGGATTAGACAAAGTATCAGATAAGCAGATTATTGTTTCTACTTGGCAATCTATCTACAAAATGCGTAAAGAATATTTTGACCAATTCGATGTTATTATTGGTGATGAAGCGCATTTGTTTAAAGCAAAATCTCTCACAAGCATCTTGGAAAAGATGACAGATACAAAATATCGTTTTGGTTTGACGGGTACACTAGATGGTACATTGACACACAAACTTGTGCTTGAAGGTCTATTTGGTCCTGTGAAGAAAGTAACCACTACAAAAGAACTTATAGATAATAAGCAACTAGCAGAGTTTCAAATCAAAACTCTCGCACTTAGTTACAGTGACCAAGAACGTAAAGACGCAGTGAAGATGACATATCAGCAAGAGATGGACTTCATTGTACGACATGAAAAGAGAAATAGGTTCATAAGAAACTTGACAATCAGCCAAGAAGGTAATACACTATTACTGTTTCAATATGTTGAAAAGCATGGGCGGGTACTTTTTGATGATATAAATAATCGTGTAGGACAAGAAAGAAAAGTATTCTTTGTACATGGTGGTACGGATTCTACAGACCGTGAAGAAATCAGAAGAATTACAGAGCAATCGGAGAATGCTATTATCATTGCAAGTTACGGTACATTCTCTACGGGTGTAAATATTCGCAACCTGCATAACATTATCTTTGCTTCACCATCGAAGTCGAGAGTAAGAAATCTTCAGTCTATTGGTAGAGGACTGCGAAAGAGTGATACAAAAAGTTCGGCAACTTTATATGATATTGTTGACGATTTAAAATGGAAAAGCAAAAGGAACTTCACACTAGAACACTTCTTAGAACGTATGAAAATATACAATGAAGAAAAGTTCAAAGTAAAGATGTATAAGATAGACATATGAAAATTACAAAATCAAACGGTGTCAAAATTATCAAACTTGTAAGCATGGAAGATGTGATATGTGAAATGTTTGAAGGTGAAGATGCAAATGGAAATGCTGTTGTGTTTGGTAAAAACGTATTTCAAGTTAATGTTATTTCAGGTAGAAGTGCAGAAACATCTCTTATGAGTGTCACTCCCTGGATTCCATTTACCTCAGATGAGTTCATTCCAATCTACTACGACACAGTAGTGACAGTTGTGAATCCACTACCCTCTTTTCAAGAATACTATATAAACATACAGAAGAAGTGGGCGTCAGATGACGATGACTTTGACTTCAAATCTTCAAGTGATAAACTTGATGAACTGAGGGGTCCTTCGGACGAAGAACTTGACTTGATGGAAGAAATGGATGCAGTTGCTCAAAGCAAAGGCAAGACATTTCATTAGTCACAAAGCACTAAAAGCATTAAATACTTCTATGTATTTCATTGGCAACATCTGTATAATAACAGGGTATTTGATATTTGTCAAGGGCTTTCTGTTATATTCACCAAAATAAAATAATCCTATTATTCCCTTGACAAACGTATCAACATGTAGTATGATGGTACTTAATTAGACATGCTTCCAAGAGCAGATAACATATCTGAAACAGGACATTTAATAAGGGAAATACATGACAAAGAAATCTACAAGCAATCATTACGTTGACAATAAGAAATTTCTCGAGGCGCTAACTGAGTATCGTAACAGTGTTCTTGAGGCTGAAGCATCAGGCGAACCTCGTCCTAGAGTGACAGAGTATATTGGACAGTGTTTTCTTCTAATCGCACAAAGACTTTCATATCGACCAAACTTTATGAATTACACATATAAAGATGATATGATTAGTGACGGTATTGAAAATGCACTCGCATATATTGACAACTTCAATCCAGAAAAATCAAATAATCCATTTGCATATTTTACGCAAATTATTTACTATGCGTACATTAGACGTATTCAAAAAGAAAAACGTCAGACTTATATTAAATACAAAGCAACAGAAAAAGCAAGCATTTTCGGTGAACTTGCTGAATTGAGTGAGCATAGTGATGACCTAGAAGAAATTCACTACATTTCAAACGGTCATATGGAATCCTTTATTGGGGACTATGAAGAAACGAAGCGTAAGAAAAATGAAAAGCGTAAAGCACGAGGTATTGAAAAACTGCTAGAAGAAAAAGAAGCAGAAAACAGAATTGATGATGAAAACGGAGATGCTTAATGAAATTGTTGTTGATTACGGACCAGCACTTTGGTGCTAGGAATGACAGTCAGGCTTTTTTAGATTACTACGAACAGTTCTACACAAATATTGTCATACCATACATTGATGATAATAACATTGATACTATTATCGACCTTGGTGATACATTTGATAGACGTAAGTATGTAAACTTCTATACACTTGAACGTGCGAAGAAGATGTGGTTTGAACCTTTGCGTGAACGCAATATCAAAGTACATACCTTGATTGGTAACCACGATACTTACTACAAGAACACAAACGAAGTCAACTCTCCTGATTTGTTGTTGTCAGACTATGACAATATTATCACATATCCAGATGCAAGAGTTGTTGAGTTTGATGGTACCCCTATTGCGATGCTACCGTGGATTTGCTCTGGTAACTACGCAGACAGTCTCAAATTTATCGAAACAGCGAAAACAGATATTCTCATGGGTCACCTAGAGTTGTCTGGGTTTGCTATGATGAAAGGTTTTGAAAATGACCACGGAATGGATAAGTCTCTGTTCAATCGTTATGACACAGTATTTACAGGTCACTATCATCATAAAAGTGATGATGGGCGTATTTATTATTTGGGCAACCCTTATGAACTTACGTGGTCAGACTATAATGATTACCGTGGGTTTCATGTCTTTGATACTGATACTCGTAACCTTGAATTTATCAGAAATCCGTACAGAATGTTCCATAAAGTCTTCTACAACGATAGTACCGTTGCAGAATTCTCCGAATTAGAACTTGACAAAGAGAAACTTTTAGAGTATACTGGTAAGAACATCAAGGTAGTAGTTCAGTCTAAGAATAACCCGTATTGGTTTGACATGTTTGTAGACCAGTTACATCAGACTGACCCTGCCCAGATTTCTATTTCTGAAGACCATGGGAACATGGATGAACTAGATGATGATGACATTGTAAGTGAGGTTGACGATACATTGACTATCTTAGAAAAGTACATTGACAGCCTTGAAATTGACGCTGATAAGAAGAAGTTGAATTCTTTGATGAGAAACCTATACCAAGAAGCAATGGCGATTGAAACAGTATGATTATATTTAAGACTATAAGATGGAAGAATTTTCTTTCGACAGGTAATCACTTTACTGAAGTACAACTAGACCGTTCGCCAAACACATTGATTGTTGGTAACAACGGTGCTGGTAAGTCAACCATCTTAGATGCGTTGACCTTTGCGCTATTCGGCAAACCTTTTCGTAAGATTAGTAAAGGTCAGTTGATTAATAGTATCAATGGTGGCGGCGCACTTGTTGAGGTAGAATTTAGTATTGGGCGAAAAGATTATCTTGTTCGCAGAGGTATCAAAAAGAACATCTTTGAAATCGAACTTAATGGCAGTACGATTGATGAGAATGCAAATATTCGTGACCAACAAGAGATGCTTGAGAAGACAATTCTGAAATTGAATTATAAAGCATTTACTCAAGTTGTTATTTTGGGTAGTGCATCATTCACACCTTTCATGCAGTTGTCTGCCTCAAATCGAAGAGAAGTTATTGAGAACTTGCTTGATATTGAGATTTTCAGTATTATGAACTCTTTGCTGAAAACAAAACAAAACAAACTCAAAACAGACTTGGAGCAATGTCAATATCAATTGGACATTAGCAAAGAAAAGTATCGTTTACAAAACGAATACCTAGAGACATTGAAGACAGATAATGAAACGAAACGTAAAGAAAGTCAAGTTGAGATTACAAAGTCAGAAGCGGCGATTGCAACACATGAAGCAAAAGTCGAAGAGTTGTCAGAGCAAATTGGTGCCTTACAGCAACAAATTATAGACAAAGCGAAGACTGAAAAACTTCAGTCTGACCTCGGTTCTATGCGTACAAAACTCAACCGAACAATCAAAAAGTATAAAGAAGAGATTGATTTTTACGAAGAGAATGAGCATTGCCCAACATGTGACCAACATATTGATGACAACTTTAAGGTTGGTAAAGTATCTGAATATGGTGATAAGATTGTTGAAGTTGAAGGTGCATTGCCTCAACTAAAAGATAAACTTGCTGAGACACAAGAACGCCTTGATGCAATATCAGATATTCAACGTGAAATTAGTTCCATGAATAGTGATATTTCTGTTGAGCAATCTAGTATTAATGGGTTGCAGAAGTACATTACTCAAATGCAAAAACAGTTGTCAAACCTCTTGAAACAAGATAGTGTTGCAGATGAAGATAAGATTGCAGAACTAACAGATGCAATTAAGGTTCTTTCTACAGCAAAAGAAAAGTTGATTGGACAACAGTATGTAAATAACTATGCGGCAACGTTATTGAAAGACACTGGTATTAAGACAAAAATCATTCGTCAATATCTGCCAATTATTAACAAACTCGTAAACAAGTATTTGTCAAGCATGGACTTCTTTGTTCAGTTTGAACTTGATGAAGCATTCAACGAAACAATCAAATCACGCCACAGAGATGACTTTTCATACGATAGTTTCTCTGAAGGTGAGAAAATGCGTATTGACTTGTCTCTATTGTTTACATGGCGTGCCGTTGCAAAAATGAAGAATTCTATCAATACAAATCTTTTGGTTCTTGATGAAGTATTTGATAGTTCTCTTGACGGTGGTGGCACTGATGAGTTTATGAAGATTTTGAACACCATAAGTAATGATACTAATGTGTTTGTTATCTCACACAAGGGTGACCAATTGTTTGACAAATTCCATAGCGTCATTCAATTTGAGAAAGTAAAAAATTATTCGAGGATTGCAAAATGAGTGAATTAGAACAAGTGAAATCAGACCGACAGGAAGTCGCTGAAATGATTAGGGCTGTTGAGCAAGTACCTGATGTTTCTAAGTTGGTGAAATACTTTAAGTTTAAGACAGATTTAGATAAGATGAATATGACGCCATTTAAGTTGTGCGCCCACTATCCATTTGACAAACCACCAGTTCTGAAGATGAACGATGGATTCACTTTTGTTCTTGAGGCTTCAGTTTTAGCAGAAGTTCTTTTCAAGTTTTCTAAAGATAGAAACGCACCGACAATCCATGCATCACAAGTTGGTGTTAATTATGACTTCTTTATTATCGTTAACCCTAAAGCAAAAGAAGAACGTGCAGACGATGAACCAGAGTATGAAACGTTCATAAATTCGAAGATTGTTTCTTTGTCTGAAGAGGGTCATAAGGGTGATGAGATTTCTGGTAGTTATCCAGCACTATATTTGAAAATTGAGCGTCCAGTGTTTGCTGATATTATTTACTATGATGTATATAATCAGGAAAACAAAGAAAGAGTGAAGCACGAATGGTCGAGATACTTTGTGCAAAACTACGCATTAAGTAGAGGCAAGCCTTTTTGGAAATTTGCTTCTCCACTTCAGAGAAACATTGCGCTGAGAAAACGCAATAAGAGACTTGGTAAAACATACGCAATTAATAGACTTATTTAAGGAGACAATAGTATGAAATTTAATGACTTGATTGAAGCAACAGGGTTACGCATTGTTGAGGGCGGACCATTTATGTTTGAAGATTTTGGCGATTCCTGGGTGCTACAGTTTGACGATGCTATGACAGCCGTGTTTGTTTTAGAGACGCAAGAAATCGTATTTGTTGAAGTGACTGATATGGAAACTGGCAATGAACTTCATATGTGGATGAACCCAACATTCGGTGAGTTTGAAAAGAAAATCTACGAAGAAGTTGCCGATATGGAAACAACTCGCCACGCTAACGTTCAAGATGTATTCAATGTTTGGCATAAGAACCAAGACTTGTATGAAGAAATGCCACCAGAGGCACTTGAGCAAATGCAAATTGAGGATAGTGATGAAGCAGAAGTTCATTAAAGCCCATATGGATGCCGCAGAAGTATACGCACAGTTATCTTCTGCGGTACGTCTTAAAGTTGGGTGTGTGGTTGTAAAAGATGATAAGATTGTTAGTATTGGTTATAATGGAATGCCCGCTGGTTGGACTAACGTATGTGAAGAAGAAACGAAATCTGGTTTAGTTACTAAGAGAGAAGTATTACATGCTGAGGCGAATGCAATCACAAAGATTGCGAAAAGCACAGAAAGCGCAGATGGTGCAATATTGTTCTGTACTGCATCTCCATGCATTGATTGTGCAAAACTGATATATCAGTCAGGCATAAAAACAATATATTATAGGGACCACTATAAAAGTAGAGATGGGATTAACTTTTTACTTAAAAGTGGCGTACAGGTGAGTAAGATATGATTGATAAACTAATCACACAGATTGTAGATGAAGAAGCACCAAGCAAGGATGTTGCCGTGTTAATGTCTGGTGGTGTTGATAGTTTAACATGTGCATTTTCTGCAATGCGTTTGGGTAAGAATGTTCATACATATACAATGTATGTGAATGGTCAAGAAACTCCAGACAGTATTGCCGCAAAAGAAGCGGCGGAGATTTTTGGTTGGGACCACCATGAAATTGATGTTCCAGTGAGTAATGTTAAAGATGACTTTTTGCGGTTGATGCGATATTACGATTGTAAGAAAAAAACTCACGTTGAATGTACATTCCCTTTCTTGTATGTTTATCCGCATATTAAAGAGAAGCATGTACTTTCGGGTGTTGCGGCAGATGGGTGGTATGGCGTATCTAAACGTGCGAATATTCATTTTAAACATACGAAAGAGTTGTTCGACAAGTTTCGCAATGACTACTTCGGTGCAGACAATCCAGCAGGCATTAGACAGCAAGAGCAGTTATGCGAAGAGATTGAGGCAAACTTAGTCGCACCTTATGTGCGTGAAAGTGTGAAAGACTGGATGATGCAGTATGACCATGACTTCTTTAACAAGCCATATCAGAAAGCACCAATCATTGAAGCATATGAAGAATTCAACGAACTGCCCAAGAAACGTAAACATGCAAACCTTCAACTTGTCGCAGGTATTCCAGAATACTTTGAAAAGTTGCTTGAAGACAATGAGTTGAATTATCGCAATAGAGGTCGCACTATGGATTTGGTTCGGGACTATGTAAATTATTCGCCCTCATCTTCACTTTTTACTTGACAACCGCATAAAAGTGTGCGATAATACTTAAAATAACCGCAGAAAAGTGTTGATATGAGATATGAAAAATATACTGTTGATGATGTGAAAGCACTATCATCTCAGAAAAAATTTACTACAATTAGTTGCTTTGCAGGGGGCGGCGGTTCGTCTCTTGGTTATCGTTTGGCTGGTTCGAACATACTTTTGATTAATGAGTTTGTAGAGGCGGCAGTGGAGACATATACTGCAAACTTCCCTGACACAAAGGTACTTGTCGATGATATCAAAAAATACACACCAGAAGACTTTCTTAATATGGCGGGAGTTGCTAAAGGCGAACTCGACATACTTGACGGTTCACCTCCTTGCTCTGCTTTCTCAGTCGCAGGAAAGCGAGAAAAGGGTTGGGGTAAAGAGAAGAACTACTCAGACGGTAAAAAGCAAGTCGCAATCGAAGACCTCTTTTATGAATTTATTCGCATTGCTGAAGGTGTACAGCCAAAAGTTATCGTTGCAGAAAATGTTAAGGGCATTACTTTCGGTGAAGCGAAAGGTAAATTAAATGCGTTTATCAATGCATTCGAAGAGATTGGTTATAATGTAACTTATGAAGTTTTGAATGGTGCAAATTATGGTGTACCTCAAGCAAGAGAACGCACAATCTTTATTTGTGTTCGTGAAGATGTATGCGATAAAGTTGGTATCTCTTGGTTGAATTTGCATAATGTATTCCCTCAACCGACTATAGAAAAGCATATTAGTATGCGTGAAGCACTTGCTGATATTGAAAATGATGAAGAAGAAGTTCAGATGTTGCTTGATTTTGTCGAGGGTTCATACCAGAAGAAGTTTATTGAACCTCTTCCGTTCAACCCACCAAAGCACACAAAACCAAGTGACCCACAGTTTAGAGATTGGAACCCGAAGGCAAGTTGTTTCAATATGATACGTCCGTGTCCTGATATGCCTTCTCCAACTCTAACTCAGCAAGGTCAGAAGCGTGGTATGTCTGGTGTGTTTCACCCAGAAGCAAATCGTAAATTGACAATCAAAGAATGTAAACGTCTGATGGGTTTCCCAGAAGATTATATTCTAACAGGTGAATTTGATGCTCAAGTTGAGCGTCTTGGTCGTGCAGTTGCACCATTGATGTATAAAGCAGTTGCTACTTCAATATATGAGAACATTCTAAAGGAATTTAATAATGGCTGATTTTACTTTTGCACACCGTGATGAGGGTTTCGATAACCACATTGACAAATCAATTCGTCACTATTCTACACTACACGATGATATTGTAAAAATGTCACAATACTTTGTTGAAGACCACACACATGTATATGACTTGGGTTGTTCGACAGGTAAGACACTTGGTGCAATGATTGACCAAAATCGTACTTTCGCACCAGACGCACATTACGTTGGTATTGAATGTGCGGCTGGTTTCTATGAAGATATGCAGAAGCGTATGATGGAATATGAGACCGATGACCTTGAGTTGCAAAGTGAAGATATTCGTAATGCAGATATGTACAATGCATCTCTGATTACTTCAATCTTCACTTTGCAGTTCATGCCTCGTGCAGACCGACAAGAAACACTTAACCAAGTGTACGAAGCACTGAATCCAGGTGGTGCATTTATTTTTGGTGAAAAGACATATTCCTGTTCCTCAAAGGTACAAGACATGCTTACTTTCATGTACTACGATTTCAAGCGTGAGAGTTTCGAAGCCGAAGATATCATGGATAAAGAGCAAACACTACGACACATGCTCAAACCCAACACATGGTCTGAACTTAATGAAATGCTTGAGATTGCTGGTTTCGAAAGTGTTCAGACGTTCTGGCAGAACCACTTGTTCGTGGGTGCAATCGCTATCAAATAAACCAAATTAATTTGGTTCACACCCTTGACAAATGCCTCATCATGCACTATATTAGTAGTGTTGATGGGGTTTTTCTGCTTCCAAAAAAAGTTTGAAAAATACCAAAATAATCCTTGACTTCTTTGTTTATGCCATGTAGAATGCATATATAGAGTGAAAAGAGTGAGATACATTATGAACAAACTAGCAAATACAAAATCTCAACTCGCCAAACTAATGGCGACAGAGAATATTACTGTACAGCATCAAAACGTCCCAACTGCGATGTTTGATGTTAAAAATCGTGTTCTTACTCTTCCTAATTTAGAAGACGGTCTGAACGTCAATCTCTATGATTTGATGACAAGCCACGAAGTTGGGCACGCCCTCTGGACTCCAGAAGATGGGTGGCATGATGCCGTTGTTAATGACCAGTCTGGTGTAATGAAAGGCTACCTGAACGTCATTGAAGACGCTCGGATTGAAAAGAAGATTAAAGCAAAATACCCCGGTCTTGCGAAAGCATATCGTGAGGGGTATGCAGATTTGCTCCAGCGTGATTTCTTCGGCATCGCTGGTACTGATATCACTCAAATGGCTTTCATTGACCGTATCAATCTTCACTTTAAACTCGGTACTCTTGTAAATCTCAAGTTTGAGGGTAAAGAGGCTGAGTGGGTTGAAAAAATTGCCAATGCTGAGACTTGGGATGATGTTGTTGAGATTGCCGAAACTCTTTACGGTCAGCAAATCGAACAGGCTGAAGAGCAATTAGAAGATGAAGTTGAGGAACTTCTTAAAGGCGCTCAAAATGATGACGCCCAAGAAAATGAAGATACTCAAACTGACGGTTCTGATGCGAACGGTGATGATGAGGGTGACCAAGAAGATTTTGATATGAATGGTCAAGGCACTGCTTCTGATGAAGACGGTGATGAAGACGGTGCAGGTTACGGTGATTATGAAGATGATGACTATGACCTTGATGATTATAATGATGAACCAACTTCTCCTGAAGAGGTTGTTGAAAGTCAGACTGATAAAGCATTCCGTCAAAACGAAGGTTCTCTTATCAAAAACACTGGTAAAGAATATCAGTATTTGACAATGGGTACTGTTGATGCCAAAGATTTTGTCGTTCCCTTTGCTGAGGTGAATAAGCAATACCGAAAAATTTGGCAAGACAACCCATCAATCAAAAACACTATCACAGCCAAGTGGACTGAGTGGCGTGCTTCAAACCAGAAGGTCGTGAACTACATGGTCAAAGAATTCGAAATGCGTAAAAAGGCAGACGAATTCAAGCGGGCAACCACTGCAAAATCTGGTGAACTTGATATGGCGAAAATCTTCTCATACAAGTATAATGATGACCTCTTTAAGCGTGTTACTACAATTCAAGGTGGCAAGAACCACGGGTTCGTAATGCTACTTGATTGGTCTGGTTCTATGGCACCAAACATGTCTTCAACAATCGACCAGTTGCTGAACCTCGTAATGTTCTGCAAAAAAGTTAAAATCCCATTTGAAGTCTATGCTTTCAGTGACCACTACTATGGTTATGGTGAAACACAAGACTACAAGGCGATTAAAGAAAAGTTGCTTCAAAACCCAGTTGGTACCCTTGTTCCTGGTGACCGTGAGTTTGCTTTGATGACCTTGTTTGATAGCAAAATGAAACTCTCTGATTTTAACGATGCTTGCCTCGGTATGATGGCAATGCGTGAATGTCTTGAAAATGGTCGTTACTATTCATTCTTTATCCCACAGCCTTTGGGTCTGGGTGGTACACCTCTTGATGATGCATTGCTTTGTATGCCTTCAGTGATTAAAAAGTTTGTTGAGGCATCACGCATTCAGATTGCTAATCTGGTCGTTCTAACTGATGGCGACAGTCACGGTACGGAGGCTGTTGTCGAGTATGCCGGTGAAAAAGCAACCGCTGGTGTTTACTGTGGTTCTTATCGCACCCAGACGGTTGTTCAAGATACTGTCACTAAACAGCAATATCAGGTTAAAGACCGAACACTGTCTAACACTCTAATCGAAATTATTGGTGACCGTTGCGGCGTAAACACAATCGGGTTCTTTGTGATGGATAACAAGCCTCGTGAAATTCGTGGTCAGGCTGCCCGCTACGGTATCTATGACCAAGACGTAGTGAAAAGCATTCGTACCAACAAGTTCCTTGAAGTGAAAAATGCTGGCTTCCAGTCTTACTTCTTAATCCCTGGTGGTGACGATATGATGACCAATGATGATGGTCTTCAAGTTGATGCTGGTGCAAGTAAAGCAAAACTGCGTACTGCGTTTATGAAAAACTCTAAAAGCAAAACAGCGAACCGTGTATTGTTGAACCGCTTGATGGAGATTGCGGCATGATGGTAGAAAGAAAAGACCTCGACCCAGACCTTCGTATGGCATATGATAATCATATGATGGCAGTTCGAAACGGCAACCGAGAACAGATTGAAAATACGAAACTGATTTTCGATATGCTCATTGATGAAAAAAACCAAAAAAACCACCAAAAGAACCAAAATAATCCTTGACTTCTTAGGCTAGATAGCCTATAATGTATATGTTGATGGGGCGAAAGTGTCCCAATGTGAAAACTCTGAAAGAGGCTATATTATGAAAAATCTTACTTCTGAACAAACCCGCTTCGTTGAAACTGCATTCGAAAAATTCGGTGCTGTTGTTACCAAGCAAGAAATCTGCGACCTTGCTGAAGAGATTGGTGCCAAGCGCCCACGCTTTATCTTCACCAAGAACGAAAACCGTGTCGGGCGTGGTCAGTATCGCCTCCCGATGGTTAATCAACCACAGACTGCAACTCCTGCTCCAGTAGTAGAAGCACCTGCTATGGCGGCTGCCGCAGTTATCCCAATGAAACCTGCGACTATGACCCAGACTGTTACTGAGAATTTCGTTCCTGCGAAAGACCCTCTCTATGTGCCTTTCGGCTTCTTCAATGATTTGAAAAACATTCTTGTTTCTAAGATGTTCTATCCTGTCATGGTTACTGGTCTGTCTGGTAACGGTAAGACGTTCATGGTTGAACAGGCATGTGCCGCTTCTGGGCGTGAAATGATTAAAGTGTCTGTCTCTATCGAAACTGATGAAGACGATTTGATTGGTGGCAATACACTAGTCAATGGTAACGTGGTCTATCGTGAAGGTCCTGTACTGAATGCGATGCGCCGTGGTGCTGTTCTAGTTCTTGATGAAATCGACCGTGGTGGTAACAAGTTGCTTGCCATTCAGGCGATTGCAGAAGGCAAGCCTTACATCAATAAAAAGACTGGTGAGATTGTCGAACCTGCTCCTGGTTTCAACATTGTTGCTACTGCCAACACTAAAGGTAAGGGTTCTGATGACGGTCGTTTCATCGCCGCTCAAATCCTTGATGAAGCGTTCCTTGAGCGTTTCCCGATTACTGTTGAGCAAGAATATGCCAGCAATACAGTTGAAAAGAAAATCCTGAAGAAGGTTTTCGATAGTCTGAACCTTGAAGATGATGGCTTCATCGGTAAGTTGGTCGATTGGGCTGATATCATTCGCAAGACCTTCTATGAGGGTGGCGTTGATGAGATTATCGCAACCCGCCGTCTGGTTCACATTGTGAAAGCATACTCAATCTTTGGTGACAAAATGAAAGCCATTGAACTGTGTGTGAACCGCTTTGATGAAGAAACTAAGACCTCATTTCTCGACCTTTACACTAAGGTCGATGGTGAAGTCGGTACCACAGAAGAAGAAGGTGCAGTTGAAGAATATGCACCCTTCTAAATTCGATTGGAGGGAGGGTTGACATTCCTCCCATTACCTGCTATTATGGTTATATTGATTATGGAGAAAAAATGAGTAATTGGAATAAATCAGAAACTGGTGCAATGCGTGAAGCAATTGGTGTACCTTACTTTCGACAGTTGCCCTTAGAGGCATTAGCGGCAGGTGCCGCCGCACTTGAATATGGTGCCCAAAAATATGACAATCGAAATTGGGAAAAGGGTCTACCCTACCAACAAATGATTGATAGTCTGAAACGACATATTGAAGACTTTGAGCGTGGTCACGATTATGATGACGCTGAAGGTGGTAGCGGTCTACCACATGTTGCCTTGATTATGTCCTCTGCTATGATGCTATCTGCATCTGTGATTAGAGGTATTGGTCAAGATGATAGATTGCCTGCTGTTGATAAGCAAGCATTTACCGCAAAAGAGTGTGCTAAGTGGATTAAATCTACATTAGAAGACGCAAACAAAATTATGAACGGAGAATCCCTATGAAAATCAGTAATGATACCTTGAGCGTATTGAAGAACTTTTCCACCATCAACACAGGCATCGCAGTTGAAGGTGGTGCATTGCGAACAGTGAGTAGTCAAAAAAACATTCTTGCCCAAGCAGATGTTTCAGAATCCTTTGATGTACCATTTGCGATTTATGACTTGAACCAATTTCTCGCAACAATCTCTTTGTTTGAAAACCCAGAATTCGATTTTGGTGAAAACTCTGTTGTTGTTTCTTCGGGTAAGAACAAGTCAACATATTACTACACTGACAAATCAATGATTGTCACGCCACCAGACAAAGACCTATCACCTCTCTTGGAAAGCGCAGAAATCAAATTCCGTGTAACTCAGGGTCAGATTGCAGAAGTCCTTCGTGCGGCATCTATTTTGTCTGCACCAGAGGTTGCTGTTGTTGGTTCAAATGGCGAAATCACTTTGACTGCATTCGATAGTAAAAACTCTACTTCAAACACATTTGATGTTGAAGTTGGTGCTGAGACTAGCGCAGTTTTCAAAATGATTTTCCGTACTGAAAACCTCAAAATGATTGCAGGTGACTATGATGTAGAAATTACATCTAAGGGTATTAGTCGTTGGACTGGGTCTAAGGTGACATATTTCATCACCACGGAATCTGCTTCGACCTATACTGCTTAATCTAAATTATATTATGAGGTGAACTATGCGTGATGAATTTCTTTGGGTTGAGAAGTATCGCCCGACAAAAATTGAAGATACTATTCTTCCTGCAGGTCTAAAAAAGACATTTCAGGAGTTTGTAGACAATGAAGAGTTACCAAACCTTCTATTGTCTGGCACACAAGGTACTGGTAAGACTACTGTTGCCCGTGCCTTGTGTGAGCAAATCGGTGCTGATTATATCGTTATCAACGGTTCTATGAACGGTGGTATTGATACACTCCGCAACGATATCAAAAACTTTGCTTCTACTGTTTCTCTTGGTGGCGGTCGTAAAGTTGTTATTCTGGATGAGGCAGACTATCTCAATCCACAGTCTACTCAGCCAGCGTTGCGTGGGTTTATTGAAGAGTTTTCTAAGAACTGTTCTTTTATTCTCACATGCAACTTTAAGAACCGTATCATTGCGCCTCTGCACAGTCGGTGTTCTGTAATTGATTTTAAAATTGATAATGCAGAGAAACCAAAACTTGCAGGTCAATTCTTTAAGCGAGTTTTGACTGTACTTAAAACAGAAGAAGTACAGGCGAATGATAAGGTTGTTGCTGAACTAATCAATCGACACTTCCCAGACAATCGCCGTATTCTAAATGAACTACAGCGATATGGGGCGAGTGGTGTCATTGATGAAGGTATCTTGCAGGTATCGAGTGATGCAAACTTCAAAGACCTCGTGCGAGAATTGAAGACCAAAAACTTCAAAGAGGTTCGCAAATGGGTTGCGTTAAATCTGGATAATGACCCAGCCCAATTGTTTCGCAAACTATATGATGGTGCGTCAACACATGTTGCGTCACGGTCAATCCCCCAATTGGTTGTAACACTTGCAGATTATCAATACAAATCCGCATTTGTTGCAGACCAAGAAATTAATCTTGTAGCATGTCTAACCGAAATCATGGTTGAATGTGAGTTTAACTAGGAGCATATATAATGAGTAACCCTTTTGAATATGTTAATAGTATCAATCTCACTAAGACAAATCTTATGAGAGATACTGAAAATGACGAACTTGCAGAAAAAGGTTATGAACCATTTCTTGCAAACCGTTCATTATCGTATTTTGAAGATACTGTCGGTATGGCAAATGAGATGAACTTTCGTTCTGGAGCAGATAAAATTCTACAGTATGAATTCCTGCTAAATACTATTAGAAAGCGTAAGCGGTTTTCTAAATGGATTAAACCAGAGAAAAACGCAGAGTTATCTATGATACAGGAGTTCTACGGTTATAGTCGCTCAAAGGCTGAAGAGGCGGCGAAAATTCTGACTAATGAACATATTAATGAAATAAAAAATAAATTAAATAAAGGTGGATTGATGAAATGAACGTAGTAGTAGAAGACCTAGTTGAGGTGAAGTTGGAGAAAGAAGATGACTTTCTCAAGGTGCGAGAGACGCTAACCAGAATTGGTGTCGCCTCGAGAAAAGATAAAAAACTGTACCAGTCTTGTCATATTTTGCACAAGAAAGGTAAGTATTATATCGTACACTTCAAAGAACTTTTTGGTCTGGATGGCAAGCCTAGCAATTTCGCTGAGGGTGATATTGCACGGCGAAATACGATTGTAAATCTTCTTGTCGAATGGAAATTGATTTCTGTTACTGATGCTGATAAGATTGCAGAACCTATTGCACCACTATCTCAGATTAAAATTCTTCCGCACAAAGAACGAAATTCTTGGGAACTTGTGGCAAAATATAACATTGGAAAAAAGAAGGCATCTTAAATTATGCAATTGACTGTACAGCAACCTCTTGGTTACTATAAACTAAATGATGACGTAAAAGACCCTGTGGTAGCAACATCAGGCAGTGCGTGTTTTGACTTACATGCATATATTCCAGAAGATACTGAAATTAAATGCTACAGTTCTATGAATGCAAAATTGGAATCGTTTGCTGTTAATGGTAAACTTGCCATTCATCCTGGCGCTCGGTATCTAGTACCGACAGGACTAATCTTTGACATTCCAAACCAGTGTAGTGTACGATTACATGCACGGTCTGGTTTGTCACTGAAGCAAGGACTTGTTCTTGCAAATGCAGAAGGTGTAATTGATGAAGATTACGTTGACCCAGTATTCGCAATGATTACAAATATCTCAGATACACAAGTCACTATTGAAAATGGTGAACGTATCTGTCAAGCAGAACTGGTATATCAACCAAACTTTGCAATCATGCCTCTGCAAAATTCACCAGCACAAAAAACTGACCGAGATGGTGGTTTTGGTTCGACTGGTGTATAAATACTGTTGTACGCCGTAAGGGTACAATAAACTAATCTTGCTTTTTTTTAAAGGAGAACAAAATGACAAGACTAATAGACCCGTTTTTTGTAGACGGTATCGGAACCCTATTTGATGATATTGAACGTATTCAAAAGGGTGCCCAAACTAAAAAAGTAACATACCCACCATACAACGTCAGCAAAACCGAAAATCAGTATTTGATTGAAATGGCAGTTGCTGGCTTTAGCAAAGGTTCTATTGATATTGAACTTGTTAAGAATACTCTTGAGGTATCTGGTAATCCTGGAAACCCTCTTGAAGATGACGCTAACAATGTTCAATGGATTCATCGAGGAATTGCTAAACGTGGATTCAATCATAAATTCAAAATTGCAGATAATGTAGAAGTTAAGAGTGCAGACCTAAAAGATGGTATGCTTCGAATTCTACTTGAGGAGTTTGTGCCAGAAGCACAGAAGCCTAAGAAGATTGCTATTTTGGATTAAGAATTGGGAAGGGTAGTGTTCTTGCTACCCTTTCTTTTAATGTAAAGAAAAGGTGAGAAAATGAGTTTTCAATTCGAATTTACTAAAGAGCATCTTGGGGAGATTATTTCAGATAACCCAGACAACTGGTATGATGCTCTATGCGAACTGCTACCAAAATACGGCATTACAACTGAACGCCGTGTAGCACACTTTCTAAGTCAGTGCGCCCACGAAAGTGGTGGATTCAAACGACTAGAAGAAAATCTTAACTATAGCGCAAAATCTCTTCGTGCAGTGTTTGGACGTTACTTTGGTCCAGCACCAAAGCGTGATGCAGATGAGTATCACCGCAAACCCGAAATGATTGCTAACTATGTTTACATGGATGAATTCCGTAAGTACAAGATGGGCAACACACAAGAAGGTGATGGCTGGCGTTTCCGTGGTCGTGGTCTAAAGCAACTTACAGGGCGTGAGAACTACACCCGCTTTGGTAAAAGCATCGGTATGACGGCAGAAGAAGCGGCAGAATATGTTGCAACACCTGCTGGCGCTATCGAAAGTGCATGTTGGTTTTGGGACACAAACAAACTAAACGCCATTGCAGACACAGACGATGTTAAGCGCATGACCAAGAAAATCAATGGTGGTTCGATTGGACTAGAAGACCGACAGAAGCGTTATAGTAATGCACTACGCATTTTGGGTATGGATACTGTTTTGAAAACGGAGACCGATGATGACATTCAAGATATTCTTGATGACATTGGTGTACTACGCAAAGGTTCTAAGGGTGAAGGCGTCAAGTTGATGCAAGAAGCGTTGGGTATTAGTGCAGACGGCGACTTTGGTCCAGGCACTGAAAGAGCATTGAAAAAGTGGCAAGGTGAAAACGGTCTTGTAGCAGATGGTATTGCAGGTCCCGCCACATTTGATAAACTATTTGATTAAGGAAATATTATGAGTGTTGTACTACTACGCCTGACTACAGGTGAAGAACTTATTACAAAAGAAACTAAACTTGGCAAATACAGTAAAGTTGCATGTCTAATCCCAAACCAACAGGGTGGAATTGCAATTATGCCGTGGATGCCGTATGTTAAAGGTACGCAGTCTGATGAAGGTGTATCTATTGATAGTGCGAATATCGTATTTAAAGGTGAACCTGTTGATGAATTGGTTAAAGAGTATAACGCCAACTTCGGTAGCGGACTTATTACTCCGCCAACGAAAGAACTTATCATTTAATGGTGACATTTTATATTATTAGAAATGGTGAGAAAATACAAGCAGAGGCAAGCATAGGAGACAATCTTATGCTTGCCCTTGGTGTCATGGGTGACTGTGGTGGAGAGAATATATGCTCTACATGTCACGTTAAGATAGACCCGCCAATCGAACCTCCTTCAGATGACGAAAAATTTACCCTTGACATTGCAGACAATGTGGAGTATAATAGTCGTCTAAGTTGCCAAGTAGTAGTTGACGAAACCCTTCAAGATAAGACTGTGAGAATTATTAATAATGAGATTTTATACTAACGTACAAGTTGTCGGTGATAACCTTCTGGTAAGAGAATATGACCGGGGTGAAAGAAAGCAGTATCGTCTGCCGTACAAACCAACTCTGTTTATTCCTTCAAAGAAACCCACTAAGCATACGACACTTGACGGTAAGTATGTTGCTCCCATTCAGCCTGGTGGTATCAGAGATACCCGTGACTGGGTTAAGCAGTATCAAGACGTAGAAGGCTTTGATATCTACGGTTATCAAAACTACACATATTGCTATATCTCTGACGAATATCGTGGTGTAATTGAGTATTCCAAAGACCGCCTTGTTATCGCAAACATTGATATTGAGGTGGGTTCTGAGAATGGTTTCCCAGACCCAGATGAAGCAAAAGAACCTCTAACAGCAATCACATTCAAGGCGAAAGGTAAATACTTTGTTCTTGGCTGTGGTGAGTTTGACCCTAGCGCATATACCAATGTCGATTATATCAAGTGTGATGATGAGTATGAAATGTGTCGGCTGTTCCTTGATTTGTGGGAAGGTGTTGCGCCTGATATTCTGACTGGCTGGAACGTCCAGTTCTTTGATATTCCATATCTCTACAATCGTATCTGTAAAGTGATGGGTGAGAAAGATGCTAAACGTCTTTCTCCGTGGAAAATCGTTGGTGAACGGAAAGTCACTCTGATGGGTAGAACTCTGTACACCTATGACCTGCCAGGCATCTCTGTACTTGATTACATTGAACTGTATAAGAAGTTTACATACACGAACCAAGAGAGTTATCGCCTAGACTATATTGCTCACGTTGAACTTGGTGAACGTAAACTTGACTATTCAGAAGTCGAAACACTTCACCAATTGTATAAGACAGACTTTCAAAAGTATATTGAATACAACATCAAAGACGTTGAACTTGTTGATAAACTTGAAGAGAAGATGAAACTTATTGAGATGGTCGTTGGTCTTGCGTATGACGCCAAGGTGAATATCAATGATGTGTTTTCTCAGGTGCGTATGTGGGATACTCTTATTTTCAACCACTTGCGTGATAATCACATTGTTCTACCCGACAAGAAATCTGTTTCGAAGAACGAAAAATATGCTGGTGCATATGTAAAAGACCCACAAGTAGGTCAACATAAGTGGATGATGAGTTTTGACTTGAACTCTCTATATCCTCACTTGATTATGCAATACAATATTTCTCCAGAAACTCTCGTACAAGATGAGCGTATGGATGTGTCTGTTGATAAACTTCTTGCCAAAGAAGTTGACTTATCACACCTTACAGATAAAACTATCTGTGCAAATGGCGCTATGTTTAGAACTGATGAGCAGGGTTTCTTGCCTGCGATGATGCAAAGAATGTATGATGACCGCAAGCGTTACAAGAAAATGATGCTTGAAGCACAATCTGAACTTCAGACTGAGAAAAACGCAGACCGAAGAAGAGAACTTGAATATAAGGTGTCTACATATAATAATACGCAGATGGCAAAGAAAATTCAGTTGAACTCTGCTTATGGTGCGATTGGTAATCAATATTTCCGTCACTACGATTTGCGTATGGCAGAAGCAATTACTATGTCAGGTCAAGTTAGTATTCGTTGGATTGAAAGAGCAATCAATGAATACATGAATAAATTATTGGAGACTAAAGATGAAGATTTCGTTGTTGCCTCGGATACCGATTCGGTATACATCCGCTTTGACAAGTTGGTTGATAAAGTGTTTACGGACCGAGGAGATTTATCGGAAAACGACTACAAGAACAAAGTGGTATCTTTCTTGGACAAAGTTGCTACACAGAAAATTGAACCTTTTATTGATAAAAGTTATCAAAGTCTTGCTGATTATGTGAATGCATATGACCAAAAGATGCAAATGGCGAGAGAGGTTATCGCTGATAAGGGCATCTGGACTGCAAAGAAAAGGTACATTCTAAACGCTTGGGATATTGAGGGTGTTCGTTTTGAAGAACCTAAACTCAAAATCATGGGCATCGAAGCAGTAAAATCGTCTACGCCTTCAGTCTGCCGTGACAAGATTAAAGAGGCTCTTAAAATTATCATGCAGGGTACTGAGCATGATGTACAAGACTTTATTGCAAACTTCAAAGAAGAATTTCAAACTCTTGGTCCAGAAGATATTGCATTTCCTCGTGGGGTTAACGGGTTGTCTAAATACAAGAGTAGCATAACCATTTTTACTAAGGGTACGCCTATTCATGTTAGAGGCGCTCTTTCTTATAACCATATGCTAAAAGAACAAAAACTGGACCGTAGATATCCAGTCGTACAAGAAGGCGAAAAGATTAAATTCTGCTATATGAAAGAACCAAATCCTTCAATGCAGAACGTGGTTTCTTTTCCTTCTTCATTGCCCAAAGAGATGGGTCTGCATAAGTATGTCGATTATGATTTGCAATTCAGTAAAGCGTATGTCGAACCACTTCAGACAATCCTTTCGGCAATCGGCTGGCATTCTGAGCGTCCCGGTCTATCATTGGAGGACTTCTGGTAATGTCAAACATACCTCAGGAATATTTAGATACGTCAATTGATTTTGGTTTCAGTGCAGTTGATGAGAGTGAAGTTAAAAGAGTAGAACAAGATGCTGAAACAGCATCCGCAGTTGCAGAAGCAGTTGCGGGTACCACTGAAGGCGTTTCTCGCCTTGAGGGTAAGATTGATATGTTGCTTGATGCAATGGCTGGGCAATCTCAAGAAATTGAACAGCGTAAATTAGAAGTTGAGCAAGATGTAAAAGAAAAACTTGAAGATGTTGAAAAACTTATTATGCCTCTACTCGTAAAACTTCTGAAAACCGCAGACAAAGAATATATCAAGTGGGAAGACAGAGGTCCTGCAATTCAAGCACAAATCGACAAGTTGCTTGCAATCACTCGAGGATGATAAAATGACGATACTAGTATTTTTAGTTGCGATTTCTATTTCAGCAGTCGCCGCATACTATTCCATTATTGGTCTAATAACTATCTTTGCGGCTTCTGTAATTCCAGTTGCGATTATGGGTACTGTGCTTGAGATAGGGAAACTTGTCACTGCAACTTGGTTGTACCGAAATTGGAAAGACATAAGTTGGTGGTTAAAGACCTACTTGACAGCCGCAGTTGTTGTACTCATGTTGATTACCAGCATGGGTATTTTTGGTTTTTTAAGTAAAGCACATATTGAACAAACAGCAAAAGCAGACCAAAATCAGGCGACCATCGAAAGAATTGAAGATGAAATTGTTCAAAAAGAAACACGAATTCAAACACTGCAAGAAGCAGGTTCTGTAAACAATGAGAAACAAAACGCCCAAATTGTAAACAATGAGAAACAGATTGATGATATCAATGTACGATATGTAGAACTTATTGAAGAACAAAATAGTTACATTGCAGATGCACAGCAAAACTTGAATTTGCTAGACAAATATATTGAAGCGAATGATGTAAGAAAAATACAAGCACTTGTAGGAGCGAAAGTAGATGGCGAGTTTGGGTCTGGTACTGCCAGAAGGGTTGAAGCATTCAGAGAACGGGAGACGCAAGCATCCGAACGAATTGTGTCGGAAGCCAGGAGTAGAATTGCAGAGTTGCGTGACTTGCAACTTTCTGAAATTAGTTCGCTTGCGGAAGCAAACCGACGGTTGCAGGCTGAAATCGGAACAATAGTTGTAGACGCAGAACAAATCGGACAGTTACAGACACAAGTATTAACACTACAAGAACAAAAGTTTGAGTTTGAAACAGAGTTTAGAAAACTGGAAGCAGAGTTTGGTCCAGTCAAATATATCTCTGAGTTAATGTATGGAGCAGAGGCTGAAGCAAAACTAGATGATGCAGTAAGAATTGTAATATTGCTATTGATATTCGTATTCGACCCGCTTGCTGTTTTGCTATTGATTGCATCTAATCACGGTCATGTAAGGAGGAAAGATGGGGATAGACAAGAAGATAGAGAAACGTCAAAACAAGTTAATCAAAGCATGTCTGGAACACGACAGGACGAAGCAGTTGAAGCACCGTCTAAAAATGATACAGTTGTGGTTACAGAAGAAAAGGTCGTCAAAGTAAAAGACGCTGATGTTGAAGTCCAATATGATGAAAAGACGGCGGAGTTTAATTTTGTTTCATATCCGACTGATGTTAAGGACGATAGAAACTACCCAGAACTGAGAGCAAAGAAGGAACAGTAAATTGGAATACAAATATCATGTCAAAATTAAAAGGATTGTTGATGGGGACACTGTTGATGTTGACATTGACCTTGGTTTCGGGGTGTGGCTCCATAAGGAGCGAGTGCGAATTATGGGAATCGACACACCTGAAAGTCGAACCAGAGATAAAGTCGAAAAACTTTTCGGATTGGCTTCAAAGCAAAAACTTAAAGATTTACTCCCAATTGGTAGTATGCAAGTTCTAGTCGTAGAAGAGTATGACGCCAAAGGTAAGTTTGGACGTATTCTAGGTGACTTTGAAATTGAAGATACGAAAGTAACAGACATTCTTATTGAAGAAGGTCACGCTGTTGCATACTTCGGCGGAAGCAAAGAAGAGATTGCTTTGAAGCATGAAGCAAACAGACAGAAACTATTGCGTGAGGGTGTCATTACAAGTGACGAAATAAATCAGGCAATCCGAGAGATGGAAGGTTGATGAAAAAAAAATCTAAAAACAATGTAGATTTTACTTGACATTTGATACGTTATAGGGTATAATGTATCATATATTAACCAAAACAATGGAGTATATTATATGAGTGATTTTCTTAGCGGTCTTGGTAAGACTATTGGTAATGAATTCGCAGGAATTGTAGAAGATGGAATCGTAGCGGGAGACGTAGATGGATATATTGATACTGGCAGTTATGTGCTTAATGCTCTTGTATCGGGAAGTTTGTTTGGTGGGATTCCAAACAATAAAATTACTGCTTTTGCAGGCGAAAGTGCAACTGGTAAAACTTTTTTCGTTCTAGGTGCAGTACAGCAGTTTTTGAATGACCATCCAGATGGTGGTGTGATTTACTTTGAATCCGAAAGTGCTTTGACAAAGAAAATGATTAGTGAACGTGGTATTGATACAAAACGTATCGCAATGGTGCCTGTTGCAACAATCGAGGAGTTTGGTACTCAAGCAGTTAAGACACTTGATAAGTACCTTGAGCAACCAGAAAGTCAACGGCAACCTATTTTGATTGTGCTTGATAGTCTTGGTATGCTTTCAACAGTCAAAGAAATGACTGACACAGAAAGTGGTTCAGATAAGCGTGATATGACACGGGCACCTAAAATTCGTGGCATCTTCCGCACACTCACATTGAAACTTGGTCGTGCAAAAGTACCCATGCTGATTACCAATCACACATATGCAGTCATTGGTTCATATGTCCCAATGAAAGAAATGTCTGGTGGTTCTGGTCTGAAGTATGCGGCATCTAATATCTTGTTCTTGTCAAAGAAGAAAGAGAAAGATGGTAATGAGATTGTTGGTAACATCATTAAAGTTGCAAACCACAAGTCACGTTTGACGAAAGAAAACAAACTTGTAGAAGTTCTGTTGACATATGATGAAGGTCTAAATCGTTATTACGGTTTGCTTGAACTTGCCGAAGAAGCAGGCATCTTTAAGAAAGTATCAACACGATATGAACTCCCAGATGGTTCAAAGCAGTTTGGTAAATCAATCAACCAGAACCCAGAGAAGTATTTCACTGACGATGTACTGCAACAACTAGAAAAGCATGTTGGTAAGACATTCTTGTATGGTAAACCTTCTGAAGAAGAACTTGATGAAGAGATGGCAGAACTTGATGAGGTAGTCGATAATGAGGAAGTATGATGATGGTGTTTACGACACTGAAGGGCTGTATGATTTCGTTTATGGACCTGAGGGTGACGAAATGCACATTAGAATCCTGCAGGGTGATTGGGCTGATGTAGTGTTTCGATATGGTAAAGTTGGTTTCACTGAAGCAGAAGAGGATGCTGGTCCAGATGCGCCCTTGACATTGGCGTTTGATTATGATATTATTACTTTACCTCCACATCTGGATGAAGCAGAGGTTGAAGACGAAGAATATTATGAATTCGAGAATATGCTAGGTGATATTCTTGTAGATATTATGGAAAACGAACTGGAGCATAAATCAAAAAATGAGCATGGAACAACAGATACTAAAGCATCTATTCATTGATGAAGACTATGCAAGAAAAGTTATCCCATTCATCAACGAGGAATTCTTTCACCAGAATGTTGAGAAGGTCGTTTATCGTGAGGTTAATGATTATATTTCTCGCTACAATGCGCTACCTACAAAAGAGGCTGTGGTCATTGCATTGGGTGAGAAAAATCTTTCGGAAGCAGAATACAGCGGTGCCATCACAAGTATCGAAACCTGCCTCCAAACCCAAGACACAAAAGAAAATCTCGACTGGCTCCTTGAAAAAACAGAAGGCTGGTGTCAAGAGAAAGCGGTTTACAATGCAGTAATGGAAAGTATCCAAATTCTTGACGGCAATGCGAAAGATAAAGAAAAGGGTTCTATCCCTAAAATTCTGAGTGATGCTTTGGGTGTTTCTTTTGATAGTCATATTGGTCACGATTTTCTTGAACAGTCAGATGAGCGTTTTGACTTCTATCACCGTGTAGAAGAAAAGATTCCGTTTGACCTTGAGTTGTTGAACGATATCACAAAGGGTGGTCTACCAAACAAAACATTGAATATTGCTCTTGCTGGTACTGGTGTTGGTAAATCTTTGTTCATGTGTCACTGTGCAGGTGCAAATCTCAACATCGGTAAAAATGTTCTCTATATTACAATGGAGATGGCAGAGGAAAAGATTGCAGAACGTATTGACGCAAACTTGCTTGATGTTGCACTTGATGATTTGGGTGTTCTTTCAAAAGATATGTACGATAAGAAAATCAATCGTTTGCAGAAGAAGACACAAGGTAAACTTGTTGTTAAAGAGTTTCCTACTGCTTCTGCCCACGCAGGTCACTTTCGTCACTTGTTGAATGAACTTAACTTGAAGAAGAACTTTCGTCCTGACATTATCTACATTGACTATCTGAATATTTGTGCTTCATCTCGTATCAAAGCGGGTGCAAATGCAAATTCTTATACAATGATTAAGTCTATTGCAGAAGAATTGCGTGGTCTGGCTGTTGAGTTTGGTGTTCCCATTGTGTCTGCTACTCAGACAACTCGCTCTGGGTTTTCGAACTCTGATGTTGGTCTTGAAGATACCTCAGAATCCTTTGGTCTGCCAGCCACCGCTGACTTTATGTTTGCCTTGATTAGCACAGAAGAACTTGAAGAACTTGGTCAGATTATGATTAAGCAGTTGAAGAACCGTTATGGTGACCCAAACATGCATAAGCGATTTGTTGTTGGTGTAGACAGAAGCAAGATGCGTCTTTATGACTGTGAGCAAGACGCACAAGATGAGTTGGTTGATACTGGTCGAGGTGGGCGTAAAAAGGCTGACGATAGACCAGCATTTGACAATAGTAGTTTTGGTGAAAGCATGGCTGAAGAGAGTTATTCTCTTAGAAAGACAAAGGGGCGAAAGTTTGATGGAATCAATGTATAATGTTGTGGGGTTTAATGACGGGACTTATGGGATTGTAGAGAATGATACCAATCTGATAATTACTAAGAACCTTCGTTTATGGGATGCAGAAAAGTTTATACATAATCAGAAAAATGGGTGTGGTTTTCAAGGTAGAACACCACCATTCATGGCACTAGGAGAATATAATGAAGAGTAATGGTTTAGCAAGCGCAAAAGGTGGGGCAATCTCTCTGGAGATGCCGATAGAAGATGCACAATCACCAGAAGACAAATTCGAACTTCCTGGAGAAGACCTTGCAGACACAGTTGATGAAGAAGAGGTTAAAGTCGATTTTAGATTGACCAAGTACATCAAAGTATTTGATGATGCACTTCCTCAGTCGTATTGCGATAAGATTATTAAACTGTTCCGTGAAGATGCTGATAATCATATTGTGCGTGATAGTGGTACAGAGAATTTTGTATCATGCAACATTGAAAAGTCTGCATCGTGGGAAAAGGTTTCATATACTCAGAGACAGATTGTTGAAGCAACAATGCCTGTGTATGCGAAATCTGTTGCCCCACACCAATCACAGTTTCCTGAACAATCTGTGCTTGAAGACTTCTATGTGTATCAGTTTCGTGATGAAAACGATTACAAAGATATCGGTGTTGACGTATCTAATCTTGCTCAGGTGAAGCGTTACTTGACATTCATTTGGTTTCTCACAACAGATGATGACTTTGAAATTGGGTTTTTTGATGTGCAGAATACAGTAAGTGCAAAGGCTGGTCGTTTGGTTGTATTTCCGTCAGTGTGGACATACCCATATGCACTAACAAATATTGGTAATAATGAGAACTTTTTGGTAAAAAGTCATGTCACAATGGTGTAATGCCATATAAATAATATTAATGATAATGTGTGGGTGAGAGTTAAGGTGTCAAAAGAATTGCTGAGGTACAAATTAATCAGCGTAAGGAAGTGTTGGAGACGTATTTATTGTACAAATCAAATCCAAGTAAAGGAAAGCGGGCAAAGGCGGCGCATGTAGTCGTGAGTGGGGGTTTCTCACCGCATTCGATAGACACCTAGGGGTGTTGCTCTTCCACGGGGCAACGCCCCTTTTTTTTGTCTAAAATCACCATATTTCGACAACATCTTACCAAATTATTTCAACTTTTTTGGTAATCCCATATAAATCAACCACTTACGAACCAAGGTTTTCCTTGACTATCCCTTATTCTTGACGTACAATGTATATGTAAGTTGAGAGAAAGAGAGAGAAAACTATGTTTCGCATTCCCCATTTCCACCAAGAAGAGACAACTTTTGATGATGCAGTCAAAGTGATGACTGCCCACGGGCGTGGTGACCTGCTTGAAGGTATGCAAGCGATGGACCGTGCTTGGGAAGAATATCTCGCAAGTCAGGACAAAGAGTTTGCTCGTTTTGAATGTGATGATGACTTCTATGAGAACTATTGCTATGAAGTCAATGCGTATAATGTTGTTTTCGAAAACATGAAACAGTTGTTTTAAGAGGTAGTCAGTATGAATGTTGTATTTGTTCGTGGTGGTACTAAGTCAGAACGTGAGATTGTTGAAAAAGCAGTTGCGTGGTGTATCAAGCATATGATGCCTCGTATGAGAACACTAAGTATTGATGTAAAACTTGCAAAGATTGATGCGTATGGTTACTGTATGGAGGAAGAAGACAACAGGACATTTTCCCTTGAAATCCGTAAGGGATTAAGTCTCTACGATTTGGTTAGCACTGTCTGCCATGAGATGGTTCATGTTAAGCAGTATGCACGAAAAGAAATGCGCTTCAACAGCAAAATCGGTGCGATGATGTGGAAGAAAAGTCGTGTTCCAGAAAAGACTGCATATTCTGACTTGCCTTGGGAGAAAGAAGCATTTAGAGTTGAGCGTGAACTTGCTCTATTGTGCTTCCAAGATATTTAGGAAAACCACCAAATTAACCATTGACATTCTCCCAACACTTTGCTACAATACTTACATAACGTTGAGAAAGAGAGATACATTATGAATGAGCAAATGAACAAAGCAGTAAACACTTTGATTGAAATGATTAAAGTAGATTATGAAAACTTTGCTACCCGTAACGGCACAAAAGAGTTGTGTGGTTATATGAAAGAGCAGTTAGAAAACTTCTACGAAAATATTGAAGTTCGCCCTGGTCAGAAATATATTAAGATTATCAAAGACCGTGCTGTTTGGGGTTTCATTGTAAATACTGATAACGATAAGAAGTTTCAGTATGGAGACATTCTAAAAGCCGCTGGCTACAATGCTCCTGCTCGAAACAAAGCACGAGGAAATATCTTCGGTGCTTACGAAATTCGCTGGACAGGTCCTCTCTACCTTTAAGACAGCGATGACTAAGGGGGGATTGGTTTGGTCGCCAGTCCCCCCTCCTTTTAATCAAAAGAGGTAATTAATGAATCCAGATAAACTACAGAACCGCCTAGATTCCCTAAGAACAAAACACACTAAACTTGGGAAAATTATTGAAGCCCTAGATGCAGAAAATGCACCAGATGCATTAATCAATTTGAATAAAGTTGAAAAATTGCGCCTAAAGGATGAGATTACTAGAATAGAAAATCAACTTTCAAACAATTAATTGAGTTTTGCTATCATCCTTCTGTCTTATAAATATAAGTGAATAAGTTGAAAATAACTATATTGAGGATAGTCTAAGATGGTAGCAAAAACATTCACTCAGTTTATGGAGCAGGCAGTTGCTATGCCAGCCGATGTTGGCGAACTCCAGAACTCCCTAAAAGAACTCGGTCTGACAGATTTTAAGAAAATCAGTTCAAAGCGTTTTTCAGTTTTGACTGATGAAAATCGTGTTGAGTTGCTTGAGAAAATCGCACAACACTTTTCTGCATTTGATGCAGTATATGACCAAGACTTTGGTTCATCCTCAGTAGGTATGGTTCGTATCGGTTCATTTGCTATCGGTGCGGCACCAAAATCAAAACAAGGCAAAGCAAGTGCAGGTATTCAAAACGAATACACTCTAATCAATATGATTAACACTGCCCTTGCTGACGGTCCACTCAATCTAGTATTCCAAGCGAAGGGTAAAGATTTTACTGTTCCTATGGCTGTTCGTGCAGAAGCAGTTGGTGGTGATACTAAAGACCGCAAAAAATCAGACGTAAATATCGTAGACATTGACGGCAATAAGTTCCCCCTCTCCCTCAAAAAAGATAAAGCAGAAATGTGGGAATCTGCGGATTCTTATTGGGGTAAAGATATGAAAGCAATCGTTGAACGTGAACAAAAAGCGGGTAATGTCAAAGTTGAACCGCACCCTAAAGTTCGTTCCGTATTTACACTCACCCCAAATCTAGCAGTTAAAGCAGACGCAAAAGAAGTAAAGAACGTTGTATTCGGTACAGATATTCTGCCGAATGGTGCTGTTTTGGAAAAGACATTTAATGGTAAATATAAGATTGACGCAGACACAGAAAGCGTTATAATTGATGTAACAAAGATTATTACAAGCCCAAGAGAATTGAAGGGTGAATACGAAGTGTATTTCTTGATTAGAAATGATAGTTCACGCAAGGGTTCTAAAATCCCTGGTTTGCGTGTTCTTGCAGTTAAGAAATCTCGTATCAACCGTAATGTAAAGGTAGTTAAACGATGAAGAGTTTTTTACAGCACCAACAGTTGGATGAGGCGGCAGGTAAAAATTTACACCTCGAACACCTTGAAGATGAACTGTTTAACAATGGTATTGCTGGCGGTCGTGCGGCGATTAACTTCTTACGTTCATTGCGTGACATGCTCCGTGGAGACACAAAAAGTAAAGTGAATGTCACTGTAAAGTGGGATGGTGCGCCCGCAGTCTTCTTTGGTATTGACCCAGAAGATGGTCAATTCTTTGTTGCGAAGAAGGGTATCTTCAATAAGAACCCTAAAGTTTACAAGTCACATGCTGATATTGATGCAGACACTTCAGGCGACCTGTCAACAAAACTAAAAATCTCATTTGATTATCTACAGAAATTGAAACTTGGTGGCGATGTATATCAAGGCGACTTGATGTATACTTCACAGGACTTAAAGACTGAAACGATTGAAGGTGAAAAACTAGTCACATTTCAACCAAACACAATTGTTTACGCAGTACCTGCGGATAGTGATTTAGGCAAAGAGATTAGCAAATCAAAGATGGGTATCATCATTCACACCAAATATTCGGGTGGACCCACACTACAAGATATGAGTGCGACATTCAATATTGACGTATCTGGTTTTGGTAAAGTGTCTGGTCTTTGGTATCAGGATGCAGAATACAAAGACGTTTCGGGTAATGCTACGCTGACTTCAAAAGAGACAACAGAACTTGATGTTTTACTCTCAAAAGCGGGCAAAGCATTCAATGGGATTAACTCAAAAGAATTTAAAGAAATCCTCAAAATGCAGGAATCTATGACTGGAGGCATTGCTGGTGCATCTATTAAGACATACATTAATAGCAAAATTAGACAACAAAGTAATGTAAAACCTGCTTCTGCCGCGGCTGAATATACTAAATACATAGAGACATATTTTAATGAGAAGCAAATCGCAAAAGTAAAGACACAGAAAGCGAAAGACCAAAAAGCGCAGTTGCGTGATGAATATATGAGGTTGACGCAAAAATATAAAAAGACTTTAACTGCCGTATTTGCATTTTACTCTCTGATTAACGAAGCAAAGGTTATGCTTGTTCGTAAATTAGAAAGCGTGAAACAAATGACTAAAACGTTCAATAGAACCTCGAACGGTTATGAAGTAACTGAACCTGAGGGGTTTGTAGCAGTTGACAAAGTTGGTGGCGATGCAGTAAAACTGGTAGACAGACTGACATTTTCGTACAACAACTTTACTGCCGCAAAAAATTGGACTAAGTGAATATAGATAAAGGATAATTAGGAAATGAAAAAGTATAAAGATTTGGGCGAAGCAAAGGAAAAGAGTGTTGTCTTTTCTTTTGGTAGATTTAACCCACCAACTACTGGGCACGAAAAGTTGATTAAAGCGGCATCTTCGGTTGCGAAAGCGCAAGGTGCTGACCTAAAAATCTTTCCGTCACAATCTCAAGACCCCAAAAAGAATCCACTCTCCTTTGCTGACAAAGTGAAGTTTATGCGTAAGATGTTCCGCAGTTATGCGAAGAATATCGTTGCAGACAAATCAATCAAAACAGCATTTGACGTTGTATCTAAACTTTACGACATGGGTTACACAAGAGTGACCATGGTTGTCGGTGGTGACCGTGTGGGTGAGTTTGATAAACTTCTAAACAAGTATAACGGTGTCGAAGGTCGTCACGGGTTTTATGAGTTTGAAAATGGAGTAGAAATCAAGTCTGCTGGTAATCGTGCAGACCCAGACAGTGATGAAGCAAAGGAGATGACGGCTGATGCTATGTCTGCATCACTACTACGCAAGCATGCCGCTGACGGTGATTTTGATACATTTGCAAAGGGTGTACCAGATACACTAGGTACAACAGATAAGCGTGTACTATTTAACAAAATTCGCACAGGTATGAAACTGGCGGCAATCAACGAAATGTTTGAATTGCTGTTTGGTGAAGCGTTGCTAAACGAAGAACAAGAACTTATTTCAGAGAAAGCACCACCTGATGCTGATATCGAAAAGTGGTTAGAGAAGCCAGAAACTAAGGCAGAATTCAAAGACAGATATGGCGATGACTGGGAAAAGGTCATGTACGCTACTGCATGGAAAATGCACAAAGATAAGATTAAAGAGCAAGAAGAAGAGTGGAATATTGATGAGGAGTTGGACGAAAGTTGGGCTCCACAAAATATCAATGACTTGTTCGAAGAAGAATTTAGAGACTACAGAAGTCTCTCATTCGATATGTTGCGGGAAAAGGTTGTTCTTGTAGAAGAAGGTGAAGTCACAAAAGCACACCTAGATGCCATCGAAAAACATGCAGATAAATTGTTTGCGAAAGTTGGCATTGACGTAGAGTTTACAAAGCACTTCCTAGACCGTGTAAATGATGCTCGTAATAAGAAACAGATTACACCTGCAGAACTTGTTCGTCTGTTCAAGCAGACATATTCGCAGTACGGCAAGAAGATTGCTCAACTCGGACCTGACGCAGAAGCAGTATTGAATGATATTAAAACTGATGTAAACATGCCATTCGTATTGAAGTGGGATGCAAAGAATAAAGAACTCGACATGGTTGCAAAAACAGTCATGCGTAAGAGGGACTTTAAAACACCCGACCAAAAACTAGTTGTCAGTGGGTATGGTTACGTTCCTGTTGATGAAGGTGTTGCACAAGACCCAGACATTAAAGACAGAGAGGGCAGCCAGCCAAAAAAGTATTACGCAGGTGACATGTCAAAGTCCACGAAAGAAAAACGTGCCGCTCACTTCAATAAGAAGAAGAGTGGACCTGCTCCTGGCGATGCTTCGGCAGAAACAAAACCATCTAAGCACACTAAGAAATATCAACAAATGTTTGGTGAATTGTTCAGTGAACTTGATGAAGAAAAAATCAAAGGACTTGTTGACAAAGCAGAAAAGACTGGTATATCATATAGTATTCTAAAGAAAGTTTACGATAGAGGTATGGCGGCGTACAAGACTGGACACAGACCTGGCGCTACTGCACAGCAATGGGCGTTTGCAAGAGTTAATTCTTTTGTTACTAAAGGTAAAGGTACATGGGGCAAAGCAGATGCAGACCTTGCCGCAAAAGTGCGTGGTGAAGAAGTTGAACTTGACGAAGGTTTCCGTGTTCGTGACGTTATGACTGCCACAAGTCTTGTAAACAAATACATGCAATCTGGTAAAGAAGCAGATGCACTTCAAGCAATTAAGTTTGGTTGGAAGTGGATTACTCACCCGACAATTAGAACTCTTGTTGTTGGTGCAGTAAAGGCACTTGCTGAAAAAGAAGGTATGGATTGGAAAGAAGCAAGAAACTACATCAAAAAACACACTGGTGTTGATGTAGATGACGTTCACCAAGAATTCAAAGAGAGTTTTGAAAAGAGAACTCTTAAAGACATTCGCCAAGAACATATCAACGAGGTCACTTCAAACGATTTGCCTGACCAAGGTGATGAAGACCCGTACAAAGATATTCAAGTACGTTTTGTTCCCTATGCAGTAAAGATTAAAGGGTTCCCTGAGTTTTATTTGTATTCAGTTAGCGTTGCAAAAGTACGTTCTGCTATTCGTATGACACTGAAGCGTATGGATGATATTGAGTACATTGAACGTGTAACTGATGCAGAAGTTCGTGGTGAGTATCGCCAAAGAGCATACAATCCAGGTGACCTTCAAGCAAAAGATGACAATCTGAAAGTAAGACAAGATGCTTACTATAGAGAAGCACTAGAGTACGGTTCTGATGAACTTGTGAAGGCATACAAAGAAGCAACTCCTGGTGAAGAACTAGAAGAAGCCCCTCTTTGGGTTAAAGAACTTATTGCGAAATACTTCCAACAGAATAAGTACGAAAAAGCGGCGCAAGGACTTCTGCGTTATATCGAAAAAGAAGACCCAAAAACTAAGAGACACTCCTTAGATTATTACGCTGGTGAACTTATTCGTATGGTCGGTTCTAAATTAGAACCTAGAATTCTAGCGAAAACAGCAAGGAAAATTCTAGCGACAGAAGCAGTATTCTACGCCAAAGAAAACAACATTCCTCTTCATAGCGTGTATCGCCCTCATTCAGAGATGTATTACGAACTCTTTGATGTTGCAAGAGACTTGGATGTTGTCCTGGAGGGAATGGATAAATACTTGATAGACGATACTGATATTGGCAAGTTTGAGCGTTATGAGGGTGAGTTTGTTCCCCTTGACATTCCTCTTGTAGAAGGTTGGATTGACGAAGAGAAAGACGTTGAACTAAACAGCCCCAAAAGAGGCGGTTCAAAGAAATTCTATGTTTATGTAAAAAACGATAAGGGTAATGTGGTCAAAGTTAGTTTTGGTGATACATCTGGTCTTAAAGCAAAGATAAATGACAAAGAAGCGGCAAAGAGTTTTGCGGCACGTCACCAATGCGATACTAAAAAAGATAAAACTACGCCTGGTTACTGGGCATGTAGATTGCCTATGTATGCGAAAGAACTCGGTCTGGAAGGCGGGGGGCAATATTTTTGGTAAACCCGTACAAAGACGAAAGTGATATTAGAACTTTCTCTAAAGACGTACTAGCAGAAGAGTTAGTATGGCATAGAGATAGAGAAGATAGAACAGTTGCGATACTTGAAGGTGAAGGTTGGAAGTTTCAGAGAGACAATGAACTGCCTATTCATCTGAATGTAGGTGATGAAATATCCATAGAAGCATTTGAGTATCATCGCATTATCAAAGGCACGACAGATTTAAAAATTCAAATTAAGGAGAACTAACAATGTCACTATTCAGAGACCCGTTGACAAAGGCACTTGCTGATGTTGCAGAGAGCATCATGGAAGGTAAAGTCATGTGCGAAGCATGTGGTAAAATGCACGCCGAGGGTGCATGTTCCATGAATGAAAGTATTCAAAATGTCGCAAAAGAACTTGAAGCATATGCTAAGGCAAATGGCGGTATTGACAAGAAAGACATGATGAAAGCGGCTGACATGATGAAAGCCAATAAGATGAAAGACCTTGTCAAGTTTGTTAATGGCTTAGACACGGAACCAAGAGATTTAATCATTATGATGGTTGCAAATAATCTTGGTACCAAGACGGCTGAAAAACTATTTAAGGTCAATATTCGTTCATCTAAAATGTATGAAGATATCGAACTTCCTGAAGAAATCACTGATGAAGATGCTGGTGACTTTGTTGTTGCCGCGGCAGCCGCCAAGAAAGCGGGTAAGAAGAAATTCTCATTCGGTGGTAAAGAGTATCCCGTCACAATCAAAACTGATATTAAGACAGAAGAAGTCGAACTTGACGAAGCAGTTGTGATTGATTATGATGGTGGACTTGATGCTGATGACCCAGACCTTAAGAAACTTTTAAAGCAGTTGAGAGCAAAAATCAAGGTGACTGGCACAGACCCAAATGGATTTGATGAAGTCAAATTCACTTTCCCAAATGATGCGGCTGTGAAAAAGTTCATTAAAACTACAGGCATTGATATCTTGGATGAGAACTTAGATGAAGCAATGAAAATCACTCATGTTGTTATTGACACTGCTGACGATGATAAAGTTGTCTCAATGGCATCTGATGAAAAGGGCGCAAAGTCTTCTATCGTAAGCGCAGAACGTCCTCCAATGTCAATCAAAGATAAAAAGACTTTGAAGGTTGTTAAGTTGAAGAAGCCTGCTGGTCAAAAAGCGGCTGATAAACTGATTGGTTATCCTCTCAAAGAAGAGGCACTAGATGAAGAAAAAGTCGAATGCCCAAAGTGTAAGGGTGAAGGTTGCGACCACTGCGATGGTAAAGGCTACCATGAGAAAATGGACGAAAAAACAAATGTTAAATCACTAGCAAAGGAGTTTGAGAAGCGCATTACTAAAAATAACGCACTTGCTTCTGACCGTGTCCAAGAAAAAGAACGTCATGCGATTTTGAAACTTGCCGTGCAATCTGGTGTAGATACAAAAGCACTTGACAAAGCAATCATTGATGTTATGAATAGACTTGATGAAGAAGTTGAACTTAACGAAGCAAATTACGAAATCAAGCACAAAACATTTTCTTCTGCAATTCAACATGCAGTAGAAGTCGCCGCAAAGAAAGGTTACGAAGTTGACCCAGATGATTACGACCGCAAGGTTGCCATGGGTCCAAAGAAACCTTCAAAAGGCAAAACGAATTCTTATTCAATCAAGTTGACTAAGAACGGTAAAGAACAACGTAAAGCGTTGCAGGTTCAAATCGCAAACTTGGATGACAAGTTTTACGAATTAAATATGTACATTCAATAGGAAAAACAATGTCAAATCCAGACCATTTAAAACAAATCAAAAGTGTTGCAGACGCATATGCTCAAATCAAAAATACTGAAAGAGAAAAAGCAGTAGAGCAAGCGCAAGCGCAAGTTGAACAGCCTACTGAAGCACCGAAAGAACAACCTCTTGAAGAAGCCGCACCTATTTTTAAAAAGGTGAAACCAGGTAATCCTGATGCGGCGATTGCACGAAGAGCAAACTCTAAGTATAATGCCGAAGAGGCTGATGACGAAACTGATGAAAAACTGAAGACCAAGAAAAGCAAGACTGTCACAATTAATCCTGACCTTGCCGAAGACGGTCATACTGATGTTTCTTCTGCTATTCGTAAATGCAAGACTATCATGGAAGATGCCCAAGATGTTCTTGCTGAATTGCAAGCAATGAACCCAGAAGATGGGTTGCCATCTTGGTGGATGAATGCGATTACTGTCTCTGCACACGAACTAAATAGTATGAGAGATTATATCAAGAATCCGTCAGAAGATAAAGAATAGGGAATACTACCGTGAAAAAGATTAAAGACTTTTTGCTTGAGGCGAAACCAAAAGATGAGACATTGCCTCAAATCTATTGCGATATGGATATGGTTCTAGTCGATTTCATTGGTGGTGCAAACAAAGCCTTGGCTGATGCTGGCGAGACTGCTAAATTTGCAGACAAAGGTCAGCACAATGAGAAAGATAAGAAGTGGGAAATTCTCAAGGGAGTAGATAAGTTTTGGGCGAAATTAAGACCAATGCCAGATGCTATGGCACTATGGAAGTTTATCGGAAAATACAACCCATACATACTTTCAACTCCGTCAAAGAGGATGCCCACAAGCAAACCCGAGAAGAAAGAATGGCTGAAGAAAAATCTTGGTATGAAGAACATAAAAGGCGTTCATCTCGTACCAAGAGAAGACAAGCAGAAATGGGCAGTAACGAATGGTACGCCTAATATTCTAATTGACGATTACATCAAAAATATTAATGAGTGGGAAGCGAAAGGTGGAATTGGTGTACATCATACAACTTCATCATCGACAATTCAAAAATTAAAAGAACTTGGTTTCAAATAAGGAGAAAACTATGTCACTACCACGATGGGCGACAGCGCCAACAAAAACAGCAAAAGCAACAGCAAAAGGTTGGGTTGAGAATACAGGTGAATTGCTTGTATCTCACAAAGGTCTTGATGCAAAAATTGAAGCACTAACACCTAAGAAGGCACCCAAGAAAGCGCCTAAGGTTGAAGTTGCTGAAGATACTTCGGAAGACTGATGGCACATTATCTCTCAGACGAAAAGTTGATGATTGCCTTGGGGAAAGTCCCCAAGGCATCTATTGTGCATAAATTCGGTGCCAGAACTGGTATCGTAACTACGCCTGCAACTGTCTGGGATAATGGTTCTATCTATCCTTGGGATGCATTTGATACTGCTGGAGTAGCAACAGTTTCTGGTGCTTTAGACGCAGGAAAGTCAGTTACAGTTTCTGGTCTTGATGCGAACTATGACGCAGTATCAGAGACTATTGCAGTCGGTGCAACAGGTACAGTAGAATTTAAACGTATCTTTCGTGGATTTATGGCTGATGCCACTAATGTTGGTGTTATCCAAGTAAACGTAAATTCGCAACTGGTCATGCAAATTAACGCTGGTTTGTCTCAGACATTGATGGCAATATACACTGTACCTAGGAATCATACTGCACTACTGATGAAAGGTGTTGCTACTGCTTCGGCAGATAAAGATATGCAGATACAATTCTATGCACGATACTTCGGTGATAGTGGATACGGTCCATTTAGAATTCAGCATATTGCAAACCTGTATCAGAATAATTATCAGTATGAGTTTGCTACACCTCTACCCTTACCAGAGAAAACTGATTTAGACGCTAGGGTATTAGGTTATTCAAATGACAGTGGCGCTAAAGTAACTGCCGCCTTTGATTTAATTTTGTATGAGACTGAAACGAATTATTAAAAATGAAAATATATAATTTGAATGAGAAGAATATTCTTCTTTATGCTATGCAACATTATGACAGCCCAGATATTGAAGTCGAAGGTGTAAATGCGTTTGACCATGACTGGAAGCATGTAAAGTATATTAGAAGATTGTTGAATAGATATCAGCAATCTGGTGAAATTAAAGAACGTTTGGTTTTGAACCATATTATTGTACTGTCAAATGTGTTTAGTCCAGAAGCGGCTGTGAGAATTTTATTCGCTAAGATGCCTAGTTATCAATGGGATATTGTGAAGACGTTTTTACTTTATCTTAATATTATGCCCAATACTGTAAGAGGTATTCATGGTATAGATATTAAAGAGAGTAATATTAAAATCAATGCAGATATTGCAGAAAAATTAAGAGAGTTATAAAAAATGGCAATCACAGGAGTATTTGACGCAGTAATAGCGTATCAGTTCGTTAAGATGCTATCTCAACCTTTCGATGAATGGAAAGCATATGAGTTAGGCATCATTGACGAAAATGGTAAAACATTGCGTAAACGTAATACACTTAAAACGCAAGAAGAGAAGAACTCTTTTACTACGTTTCATGTTATGGTGAGAAATCTGAAACTCATCATGTCCAAATTGCCTGGTGGTAAGTCTAAACTCATGTCATTTGCGGCGGCACTTTATTTGCTTAAAGAAGACCGTGAAGATGTATTGGGTCAAGAACAACTACAAGAGAAACTCCAAGGAATTATAAATACTAGTGAATTTAAATTAAACTATATTGAATTCACTGCAAAAGAAGACTATTTGAAAGAAGAAATGTCTGCCGCAACAACTACAGGTGATGTTGCTATGGTAGACAGACCTATGGATTTTGCAGGGTCTAAAGTATTTAAAGTACCTACTGCTACTTTTATGAAAGCCAGAATGGGCAAGAAGAAGTATGACAAATGGTACAACTATGTTGGTGAAGCAGATAACGCAGAAGAAATACGTTCTTATGGTTTGAAGAATCCTAAGAATGCAGTTATTTTACAAGATAGCAGTTCGGGCGCAATGATGTATCTCAGATACGGCAAGCGATAATTAGATTGAACATAAATTTAGGATATTAAAAATGGCATCATCCACTAAGTTAGAAAAAGAAAATCTTGAAGTACATGTTGATATGTGCGCTATGCGTTATGAAGCACTAGAAACTAGATTAGGCAAAGTTGAAGATAAGTTGATTGAGATATCTGATACGATACACAAAACACAACAATCGACAACAAAATTAATTTTCTCCTCGACAGCAACTATTGTCGCCGCCGCAATCTCAGTCATTGTTGCAATTGCATTAAAAGGGGGTTTTTAATTTTTTGTTAAATTAAGGACTCAAAAAATGTCAGACAATGACGCAGAAATATATCGAATAATAAAACAAAGCAGTAAGTGGATAATATTTGGCGTATTATCTCCTATTGTGTATATGTTGGTTGCACATGTCGTAATGTATGTGGATAGCAGTCAGATTGCGTTAGATAATCTTATTTGGTGCGCCGCAGGTCTGTTGGGTATTGTAATGTTAGTATGGTGGTTTTGGGCATTACGAACTATCATGTTGGTTGCAAGTATGACGAATAAGGCAAATAAAGACTTGACAGAGACCGTAAAAAATGTTAGTATAATAAAAGATGAAGTAAAAGAACTCAAAGATATTGTATCCAAATAATTAAAATTTGCCTTGACAATGTTCCATAAAGGTGTTATACTCTTAGAATGAGTATAGCGCCTTTTTTATTGATGAGAGTACATGATGACAGCATTCGTTGACCACAAATACGTCAGTTTGTTGAGTCCAAGACTTGACAAATTTGCCCGTAAAGAGCAAAATCTATATAATTTCAGATGCCCTATCTGTGGTGATAGTACATCTAGTAAGACGAAGGCACGTGGTTATATCTACGAACGGAAAAACGCATTGTATTTCCGATGCCATAATTGT